AGGCTCTGAGACTGCTAAAGCTAAAAAATATGGCGACGGTACGGGTGCTGGCGCGGAACAAGAAAAAATGGCTGACAAACGTCGTATGGGTGTTAGTAAGGCCGTTAACAAGTTAGTAAAATAACTATATAAATAACAAAAGAGAAATACTCTTTTGGCGAGAGTTTTGCAACAGAATAACAATACTACTATAATAACAATACTAACTGCAGCTCTCCCCAAAAGAACAAAGGAATAATATGGACTACCGTCAATCACTTAATGAAATCGGTGCGTTTTTGGAAACTCAACGAGTAGCCGGCGTCGATGCTGCCTCTGGTTATACAGAGTTTTCTGACGCTAAGCTCAAAGAAATGATTCGTACCGCGCGCATGGGTCAGCACAGGCTGATTCGTGGTTCAATCGCTGAAACTGAAAACATCCGTAAAATTGAATCTTGTACAATGCTTCTTGAAGCTCGTTCGCTGGCCGATATCAAAAAAGATCGTATCGACGTAGAAGGCTTTATTAACAAGTCTAAGGATGTTGGCAAAAAGCCGCATTATCATCTAACCGATTTAGCGGATGAACTTGAAAAAGAACATCGGACTGCAATCGATGCTCACAATGTTGGAGTTCGTGCTCGTAATGCCGCCCGCGGCGCTCGTAAAACAAAGAACGAGTCCGAAGAAATGGAAGAATCGCAATACCAACCACACCCTGGTAAATTAGATAAAGCGGGCGATCAAAAGTATGTAGATAAGATGCGAGCTCTCAAAAAAGCCGCCGATTGCGATGACGCTGGAACACTGGCGGATGCTAAGGCTCAATATTTGGGCAAACCTTTGCCATCCCAAGCCAAAAAGAATGAATCAGAAGAGCTTGATGAAACCAAGGGTCTTGAATCTATTAAACGAACATACGACCCAAAAACAGGCGTAACCACTAATACTGCTGATGGCCCAGTTGCGCGAAGAATTCTGAGAAAACAAATTGTTGCTCGAGCCGCAACAAAAATTAAAGATCAGTGGGCAGTAAAAGAATCCGAAGAACTTGATGAACTATCTAAATCTACTCTGGGTTCGTATGTTAACAAGGCTGCAAACTCTGCTGCTCTATCCCATGGTGCGACCGCAACAAAAAGAGCGGAAGCTGACGAGGTCGATCGCTTTACCAATCGGCACATGAAAGATAAGTACAGCAATCAAGAAGTAATAAAGAGAGCAGTCGGCGCGGACCATATGTCTATGGCTAAATCCATGGAAACTACGGGCAAACGAATCATGGGTATTGGGTCTGCCGTCAAACGGCTCGTTAAAGAAGCACTAGACGCTACACAACGTGATAATAAATTTGACAACCACATGGCAAAAGGTGATGCTATTCGTAATAAGCAAGCACAAGCTCGTGAGAATGCCCGAGAAAAGAAAGCTGAGGATGAAGCAGAAGCTCTTAGGAAGCACGTGAGATCAGGCCGGTGGGATAAGAATGAATCCGAAGAACTTGACGAAATAATGGGCGCGTCCGATCATGCCCCCGATAAGGTGTTACGGAAAAATTCGTTGATTCATGCGAGAAGAAGAGGCGACAAGTTATTGGCTGCTGCGAAAGCAAGGATAGCTGCTGAACACGCTGCGATTGCAGCTAAGAAGGCTAGGTCGGTCAAAGAATCCGAAGAGATTGACGAAGGCGGTCCTCACACATTCGTGAATGTCGCTACATCAACCAAAATTATCAAGCAAGCTGAGACTGCACTGGCCGCTAACCCAAATATGTTCCACGGCGCAGCAGCGGGAAACAAAACTCTGATTGCCGTTCACAAGAAACACATCGCGAAACACGCGGTACACGTAGCTGAGTCTGAAGACCAAGCAGCAAGGGCAATATTGAAAAAACGGCTAAAGGGTCTTAGCGCTTTTTTCGCCCGGCGCGATAAAGGCGCGCTCGTCGAAATGCATAGTATCCCATCAAATCATACTATTGAAGCTCAGGGCATCCGTGGTATGAAAGCTACTCCGTGGAGAAAATCCTTCAAGAACCACGATCACTTAGCTAAATGGGCTGATGAAAATGATTCGGTTGAGGTTCATGGTACACGTGATCTGGATCGTGTCAAGAATGATGCGCACAAGAACGAATCTGAGACTGTTACTGAAGGCATTGGCCAACTCATGCAAAAGAGCTCGGCGACTCGAGTGGCTAAACTATTAGCTAAGCTCAAAGCAAAATCAAAACCAGCGCCAAACGCCGAATCTGGTAAATTAGAAGTTAAGGGATAAAAATGCCAATCGCAGTATTAAAACAAACCGAAACTTTGGCTGTTGTCAAGGTTTACGGTGCAGGTGGGACTATTAATCTAGCTACTGACTTATTGTCGTCAACGATGATAGTACAAGGTACTCCAACCGTTAACATCACGTTCGCCCAATGGAATATTTCTCCAGGTGCGAGTGATAAAATTACGGTCGTTCGTGATGGAGTAAGTATCCTGAATCTGCAACAGAATGCAGGCGAATTAGATATGGGTGGAAATGGTGGCTATGCCGATAATATTAAAAACGACAAAGATATAGTTGTAACCACTACAGGTACAGGTGAAGTTTATCTGACCCTGCGTAAAGTATCTGGGTACAAATCTAAACTTAACCCAGAAACTTTTGGTAGTTATGACGATATAACATCTACTACAGCATAAATATAGTATAAATAGAAGTGTCACCCACGGAATTACTAGTTCCAAGTGACTTTACTCAACCTTAGGAGATTATATGAGCAACGAAATTATTTATGATAAAAGTCATCCGAAAAACTTAATAGTTTATGAGATAATATATTTGCCTTGGGTCGGTAATGATAAAGGCCTGCCGTGGAAGTATATCGGTAGTACTATTAAAGATCTAACTAAATATTATGGTACAGTTAGCAGTAAAAGATGGAAAGATTTTTGGAAGAATGAAGTAAAACAACACCCGGACAGGTTTAGTAAAAGGGTGTTATTTAATTGTATAGATATCGAAAAAGGCGCTTTGTTGGAAATTGAAAATGATATTCAAGTTGAATTAAATGTGGTTAGTTCTAATGAATTCTTTAATTATTCATATGCAAATAGTGCAGGGTGCTTTGGTATTCCAATGCCCGGCGAGAAAAATCAGATGTTTGGTGTAAGGCGTAGTAAAGAATGGAAAGAGCAACATTGCATAAAAATGAAAGAAGTTAGTAATACGCCAGAATCTAAGAAATTAAGATCTGATATTCAGAAAATAGTACAAAATAGACCAGAAATAGCAGCAAATAAGAGTGTAAAACAATCCTCTAGATGGAAAGACCCAACGTCTAAATTAGTTAATAGTTTGTTAATATTACACCCATTAAGAGGTGTATCCCTGTATCCATTAGAATTTAGAAGTACGGGCGAATTTAGACAATATGTTTTAGACAACAATTTATCTGGTATATCTGGAATATGTGAAACACTAGATCAAGCAAGAACATTGACCCTTGCTGTAAGGAATACACAGCTTGGTGGCTCAAATAGAAAACTAATTATTGAATATCTTTTGAATCCAGATAATTGTAAAATAAAGAAGCCAATGTATAAATATATCACAGATAATAGATCAACACTTGACTATTTTGTAAATTACCTAAAAACTTGTTCGGAACAAGTTCAACGAAAATTCTGTGTTTCACTGATAAAGGAAGTTTAAATGATACTGTTAAAAGAGTGGTCGGAACCAGCAAATATTGAATATCTGAATGAAGCAGGTGCCGATGGGATTAAACACACATATCTAACTGGGATATTCGCAGAAGCTGAATTAAAAAACAGAAATAATCGTATCTATCCACAGGCGGTTATGGAATCCGCCATTAAGAAATATTGTGAAGATTACGTATCAAAGGGCCGAGCAATCTCAGAATTATCACATCCAGAAAATCGGCCGATGCCGAAACCAGAATTCGCGAGTCATTTGGTGACAGAGTTGAAGATGGTTGGTTCCAAGGCGATGGGCCGTGCACGTGTTCTAAAAACACCTCAGGGCCAGATTCTTGAAGGTTTGTTATCCGGCGGCGTCAAAATGGGTGTTTCTACTCGCGCGCTCGGCTCGGTTTATGAATCTAATGGAACTACCTATGTAAAAGATGACTTTGCTCTTTTTGCTGTGGATGCAGTAGTAGATCCGTCCGGCATCAATTGCTTTGTAGACGCTATCAATGAATCACAAGAATGGCTCATTACAGACTCGGGTCAAGCTGTAGAACAGACTAAAAAGCTACTCAAACCAAAACTAACTGAAACTCAAAAACTCACGTTGTTTACCGACTTCCTGAAAGCAATTTCGGCGAAAAAGTAACTATATTGATGGAACCCGAAATTTAAGTTGTATAAATAACATATCCAATAAGGAACACGTATGAAAACCGTAGAAGACAAATTGATCGAACTGGCCCAACTTGCCGAAGATCTAAAAACACAAGAAACTTTGGCGCTTGAAGAAGTCGCCGAAGTAGTAGTAGAAAAACACGAAGACGAAGACGAAGATGAAGATGATAAGTCTGATGGCAAGTCTGAAATCGAGACCGATGATGATGAAGATTCAGACGGCGACGGCAAAGAAGATAAACCAGATTTCGTAGATCACGACAAAGATGGCGACAAGGAAGAAGACTTCAAGAAAGCTATCAAAGACAAAAAAGCAAAAGATGTTAAAGAATCTGAGGAACTAAAAGTGGATCTAGGTAAACTATTTGAAGGTCAAGACCTATCAGAAGAATTTAAGACTACCGCGGCAGAGCTCTTTGAAGCAGCTGTATCTATGCGTGTAGAACAAGAATTGGAAGTTAAAGTTGCGGCACTATTGGCCACAAATGAAGAACTCCAAGAAGGTTTTAAAGCAGCCGCTCTAGAAGAGTCGGTTGCATTGAAAGAAAGTCTAGTTGACAAAGTTGATGGATATCTTGACTTTATGGTCGAGCAGTGGATGGAAAAAAATGAACTAGCAATTAACCGCGGAATTAAGACAGAAATTCTTGAGTCTTTTGTTTCCGGCATGAAGACAGTATTCGAAAGTCACTATATTGATGTACCAGATGAAAAATATGACTTAGTAGAAGCTGCCCAAGCCGAAGTAGCAGAACTTGAAGCCCGTCTCGATGAAGAGGTTGCAAAAACAGTTGAACTGGTTTCGACACTCAAAGAAATTAATCGTCAGATTATGATCGATGAAGCTGTTGAAGGCCTCGTAGAAACTGATGCTGAAAAGTTTCGCGCCCTGGCAGAGGAACTGAGCTACGTAGAAGAAGGTTTTGACAAAAAGCTTGCCGTGATCAAAGAGAGTTATTTCTCTGCATCCGCTAAGCCTGAAGTTACAACCCTTGTCGAAGAGTTCATGACTGACGGACCTGTTGAAACTCTTGAAGAGAGCACTAAGATATCTCCAGACATGGCAAGATACCTAACTGCAATCGAACGATCCACACAATAATCTAATTTTTAGATTATATAAATAATATATCCATTACAAAAGGAAAATAAAATGGCTACAAATCAAGACTTGCTGAAAAAGTGGGCTCCAATTCTGGACTCAGTTTCGATGCCAAAAATCGTTGATCATCAACGTAAAATGGACACAGCTGTCCTACTCGAAAACCAAGAACGCTCAGCCCGTGAAGAACGTGCTGCCCTGTTTGAAGATGCTCCAGGTAACTCTGCTGGCGACTTGCCTAACACCGGTGGTGTTGCTCGTTTCGACCCAGTACTGATTAGCTTGGTTCGCCGTGCTATGCCTGCCATGATCGCTTACGACATGTGCGGTGTTCAGCCAATGACTCTGCCTACAGGTTTGATCTTCGCGATGAAATCTAAGTATTCGACACAAGGTGGTACTGAGGCTCTGTTCAACGAAGCTGATACAGACTTCGCTGGTAAAGGTACTCACGCAGGTGGTCCTGAAGTTGCTGGTTCAACAACCGGTACAGGTATGTCTACAGCAGAAGCAGAAACATTGGGTTCACTTACTGGTACTCCAGGTGGTACATTCAATCAGATGGCATTCAGCATCGAAAAGACTTCAGTAGTTGCGGTTTCCCGTGCTCTGAAAGCAGAATACAGTGTTGAGCTTGCTCAAGACTTGAAATCTGTTCATGGTCTGGACGCAGAAGCTGAACTGTCAAACATTCTGTCACAAGAAATTATCAACGAAATCAACCGTGAAGTTATCCGTACAGTGTACGTATCGGCACAAGTTGGTGCCCAAGTCGGTACAGCTGTTGCAGGTGCATTCGATCTGGATATTGACTCAAACGGTCGGTGGTCAGTTGAGAAGTTTAAAGGTCTGATGTTCCAAATCGAACGTGAAGCCAATGCGATCTATCAACAAACACGTCGCGGCAAAGGCAACTTTATTGTTTGCTCTTCCGACGTAGCTTCTGCTTTGGCAATGGCTGGTGTTCTGGACTACGCTCCAGCGATCAGTGCTGATCTGAAAGTTGACGAGGCTTCTTCTACATTCGCTGGTGTCCTGAATGGTCGCTACAAAGTGTATGTTGATCCGTTTGCTGCAAATCAAACAGCCGAGCAGTTCTTGATGGTTGGTTACAAAGGTTCTAGCCGCTTCGATGCTGGCGCTTTTTACTGCCCGTACATTCCGCTGACACTGTACCGTGCTACTGATCCTAACACGTTCCAACCAAAACTGGCTTTCCGCACACGTTATGGCTTCGTTGCTAACCCATTTACCTCACTGGCATCTGGAACCAACATTTACTTTAGAAAAATTCGCGTTTTGAATTTGATGTAGTATTTGCTTATCATCTACCAAAAGATGATAGTAGAAAACACAAAAGAGACCTTCGGGTCTCTTTTTTAGATTTGAATTTAGTAGTTATAAATAAGTGGTAATCGCGAACCGTCAAGTTCCATTACCTTTAGTCAACCGTTCTTAGGAGTCTTTATGACCAACAAAACTATTTATTATGTTTATGCCTATATTCGCGCGAACGAAAGTGCGACAGGCAAACTTGGTGAACCGTATTACATCGGCAAAGGGTGTAATAATCGGGCTTATATCAGGCACGGCAGAATATCTGTGCCAAAAGATATATCTAAAATCATCTTCATCGAAACTAATTTAACTGAAGCAGCAGCCTTTATACTTGAGCAGAGTACGATAAAGCACTACGGTCGTGTAAATAATAGTACCGGAGTGCTTCATAATCTCACAGATGGTGGTGAGGGTGTTAGTGGGCTTATTATGACCGAAGATGCTCGTGAAAATATGCGAAGATCAAAAGACATATATCGAGTTATAGAACTCCGGAGATTCAAAGAAACCAAATGTGTTCTTGTAAGCGAACTCCAACTATATCTTGATGCTGGCTGGACTATCGGGCTATCGGAAGAACATCGTGAGGAAAATAAAATCGACCGTTACGAATCTCTCTCAGAAAAATTGACTGGTCGTAGCTTTTATTCTCGCCCGGATGGTACATACTATGGTCGTTTATATAAAGATTACCCAGATATTCAAAAGCTCGGTCTCATCACATCACCAAAAACTGAACTCCAAAGTGTGTCTGCCAAAACAAACCTAAAGTCCGCAGTAGCATTCAATACTGATACTCTATTCTATAATGATGGAGTAAAGAACAAAAAGTTCAAAACAGACCCCGGAACACCGTGGATACTCGGTTGTATAGATTGGGATAGGTCTGCCCAGTCAGCCGGATGTTCTGCCAAACTTAAGGGTTCACAAACTTGGAATAATGGGATAGCAGCGTCTAGGTTTAGACCTGGTACCCAGCCTGAAGGTTGGATTCGAGGTATGCTACCGCGTAATAGATGAGACCTTCGGGTCTCTTTTTTCGTCTGCATTTTGAGATCTATTTTGCCGCACGTTATAGGAAGTTCTGGGACTGTGGTCACAAGGTCTTCCTACTGAAATATTCGTTCGTATAAATAGATAATGATCACCTTCAAACAATACCTCGCCGAAATCGAACTACTCGAGAACCCACTGTCGCCTACGAAGAAGTTTACCCAAATTCATGGTAACTACATGGGGCCTGGTAATAAAGGTGGCACACCAATCGACAAACTAGATAAGGCCGCGTTCCATCACGACGTGGCCTACGAAAAAAGTCGCGAAATGCCCGACAAAACCCATGCACTGGCACACCGAGCAAAGGCAGATCACCACTTCGTTGGCCGGTTAAGTAGAATATCTAAAGATAAAAGCCACCCCTTGGCGACTCGTATAAAAGCAGTTGCCGCGAGGGCATTTTTCTCGGCGAAACTCAAGTTTGCACCAAAGGTGTCAGTATGATCTCATTCAAAGAATATTTAGCCGAAGTGGAGCTTGGTGATGTTGACAAAAAGGGCGGCCGCTACCCATTAATTCAACATCTTGGCAAGTCACTTAAGACTGTAGCCCCTCACTCGATACATTTATCACATATCGATACCGAACACTCACTCCATCATACTCAATGGACCGCTGACGGTCGACTAGCTGCGAAAAATCCAAAATCTGCAGAATATCATGTGGTCAAAAACGGCAAAGTTGTAGCAAGCATTAAAACAGCACACGTTGGCGCGACTGAACAAACGGATACGGTAGAAGCTCATAAATCAAACACATTGCCACTTCATAAGGTTTACGCTCATCTTATAAAGAAGCATGGCAAGATTCTTCAATCGTCCGACCTACAGTCGGCTGGTGGTAAAAATCTCTGGCACAAGTTGAGTAAAGAACCTGGTATCCATGTTCACGGATGGGACCATAAATCAAGAAGCCAATTAATCTTGGGAATAAATTAGATGATTAGATGCTGAAACCGATCATGATACTCATATCGACGGGCGATGGAATCCAAAGACATTCGATAGAGATCATGATCATGAGTCCGATAAAGAAATTAATAAAATTAAAAAAGTAACACTGATCGCTCACAAAAAATGATTACACTAACAACGGCAGCTGCAGCCCAAATTGGCGGCCGTCTTGAAAAACACGGTTCAGGCTATCGATACGTCGTGGGCTGATAAACTGAAGGAATAATTATGCCTCTAACCTGCCCATCACCGATCAATATCAACCCGTTATTCGGTACTGGTAATTATCTATTTGCGCTCACGAAGTTTAAAGAAATATCCTTCATGGTACAATCGGTTGAATTGCCGGGTATCAGTCTAGGTATTGCGCCGATGTCTACATCTGTACACGACTTTCCTGTGCCCGGCGAAACTCTAACTTATGATGATCTGACCTGCACATTTGTCGTCGACGAGAAAATGTCAAACTATAGCGCAATATACGACTGGATGTTTGGAATGGGCTTCCCCAGAAATCACGAACAATACAGCGCACTGATGCGTAATAGTAAAAATTCTGCAAGTTTATCTGAGTTAGCCAAGGGGTACACAGATGGAATTTTGCATGTTTTGGGCAACGATCAGCTGCCTATTATACAGGCGCACTTTGTTGACTGTTTTCCTACGAGACTATCGGGACTGCAGTTCAGTTCAAATAATTCAGACTCTGAACCCATTATCGCCAACGTAACTTTTGCATACTCTTATTTTACATTAACTGTCGCTTAACGCGATAACTATATTATGGCTACACTAACAGAACTCTAGAAAGTTTTCTCTGTTCCAATCTATTCAGACCAGTAACTGGATCAACTTTTCTGTTAGCTAAAACTGTACGCATATTCTGTTCTTCTTTATAGGTAAAACCAGTTTCAGGGTTGACTAATCTCATTGTGGCGACACCCAGTTTATTACTATCCTTGGCAAATGTATTGCCTGTTTTTGGGTTGATAGCTGAAGTTGTGGTAGCGGCTTTTTTAGCAGAATCCTGTGCAATAGAAGTACCAGTTTCTGGGTTTATTACTGCCATGGTATGACCAAATTTTTTGCCGGTGACGCAATAAATAGATGTACCCGTTTCTGGGTTGATTATAGACTTTGTGTTAACGGATTTTTTATGCGCATCTTGTTTAATAGATGTGCCTGTTTCTGGGTTAATTTTGGCCATTGTAGTCTCAGCTAGTTTTTGACTTTTTGTATCCGGTCGAAATCTAGCTTTTGCCCCATAGTGACACACTTTATTCAAAATTAATGGATTGTCCCAGTCTTCGAATATGCAAAGTTGTTCAAAGTCATAAGCATCATCTGGTTCAACAAATTCTTCGAAGATGAACCAATCAAAGCTATCAAATATTGCTGTTATCTCAGGTGCTGAGGTTCGGTAGAAGTGAATAAAATTACATTCCGGTGTTCTTTTGTGTTTTGTTGCATTAGCCCATCTAGAGCCCCAGTAGAACTCATCCGTATCTGGTTTGATACCCAGATAAACATAGGGCATGAATTGGGGATAAATAATTTCGTTGCTCATATAAGCCTTAAGTAAGTTTATGGGTGACCGGCATCCACGGAACTTGTAATTCCTGGGTGCCACCTATTCTATTTATACAACTTTAATTTCGGGAATTATATAATTATGGCTACGCTTAAAGAACTTCAGGAAAAATGGGCGATTGATGCTGTGATTTCGGAAAATGACCTCTCTGGCGCCGCGTTGCGCACATCCAACCTCCACAGTAACTATGTGAATGAAGCGCTTACTATAAAGATGCAACTCGTGAAGTTGCAGATGGAAATTGCGCAATTGCAAGTATTGCGCGGTCGATACTTCCGAGGCGAAATGACGAGCGCCGAACTCAAAGATAAAGACTGGGATCAGTGGGCTTATAAGACGCTCCGCGCAGATGTATCGGATATGATAATCGCGTCGCCCGATATGCAGATTTTGCTGGGTCGTCAGGAATACCTAAAAATAATCTTGTATTTTTTGGATTCAGTTTTGCAAGAAATTCGGGCAAGATCCTTCAACATCAAGAATGCTGTGGATTTTATCCGCTGGCGCTCTGGGTCATAATTATGCTGTTTTATCTGCTTTATTTTTAGCCCTAGTAATTCTACCCTTAGCTTTAGATTCCTCTGTTCTTTTTGTCCCGAGTTGTCTATCCGAATTCGCTTTATTCATTTCTACTGAAGGGGATTTTCTAGATATACCAGCTGCTTCATTAGCCGCCCTCGTAGCTTTAGCTCGGGAAATGCGATCATCAGTTTGAGGAACTCCTCTCTGGCGATCACCATTAGCTTTATTGGACTCAGCGGAGTGCCTTTTGTAAAGTATACCATCAGCTTTATTTTTTGATTTCGTTGCTAGCCGTGAGGCTATATGTTCTGAGCTTTGAGAAACTCCGGTTGATGCATGAATAACACCAGCAGCTTTTGTTTCGTCTCTAGTGTTTTTAGCCTTCATCTTTATTTCATCTGTCCAGAGTAAACCGGTTTGTCTGATTCCCTGTTCTATACATGATTCTTCTGATCTGGGTTTACGAATATATCCGGCTTCTTTATTTGCTATAGTTGTAGCCAACCGTCGTATTATTGATTCTTTTGAGTGGCGTTTGTGCAATTTGCCTTCTGCTTTATTTCTTTTTCGTGTAGCAGCAGCCTTTTCTAAGTATGTTTTTGATTGCGGAATACCATTTAGCCTAAGTGACCTAGCTTTATTTTGTTCTGTTGTTGCTTTAAATCCACCAATACCATCGCCACCATCTGTGAGATTTCGAAGAATTCCAGTGCCAATATCTATACGCCCATACCATTTTATATATCGGCGCTCGAGCGCACATGCACCGATATCACTTAAATGTGTTTCTAGGAATACAATTCTGGATTTATTTGGCGGAGATTTTTTACCGTGCATAGAGAATGCGCGATCTCCCTTACCTTTACCAATATAATATGGCGTGCCGGCTCTAGCTGTTTTGCTATCTTTGGCTCTGAGATAAGCATATGTATAATAAATAAGATGACTGGTCATAAAGACTCCTTAAACAGATTCGACTAGAGGTAATGGGTGTTTCCGCACCGCGATTACCACTTATTTATACATCTATAATTTTGAACTTTACTATGATTCATCTTATCCCTCACAATGAAACTCATATTAGAGTAATATGTCAAGAAGCTTCGGCTGAACAAGAATTGGCGGAATTTTTTTGTTTCGATGTGCCTGGTGCTAAATTCGCACCTAAATTTAAAAATGGCCAATGGGACGGAAAAATTCGTCTCTACAATCTTCGTACCAAGCTCGTGTATAAAGGTCTCATCGAACTTATCCTAAAGTTTGCCCAAACTCGTAACTACGAGATCAACATCGCGCCTGAACTCAGCCCAGTTATAAAAATTACTCGCGGCGATGTTCACGAGTTCATGCTTGGTTTGAATCTATATGGTCGAGGTGTGCCTATCGAGATTCGCGACTACCAAATCGATGCCGTTCACAAAGCGCTATCGAACAAACGACTCATCTTAGAATCTGCCACCTCGTCGGGCAAGTCGCTTATTATCTATTCTATCATCCGGTATTGTCTCGAAAATGATCAACGGCTTGTGCTCATAGTTCCTACTGTAAATTTAGTAAATCAGATGGCTAACGATTTTAAAGATTATTCTAGCGCCAATGGATGGGATGTCGACGCAAACATTCACTCGCTGTATGCTGGTAAGGAACGAGTCTTTGGCAAGGCTGTAACCGTATCGACCTGGCAGACAATAGCATCAATGTTGAAGTCCGACAAAGAGAACTATCATAAACTAATAACTGGAACCGATGTATTAATTTGTGATGAAGCCCATTTATTTTCTGCGGCTGTTGTATGTGCTGCCATTGAGGGGTTTGTTAACACTGGGCACAGAATAGGTACAACTGGAACTATGTCATCTTAGTTAGAAAGACATAATCGTGGTCGTCACTATTATTTATACAATTTAGAAATCGAGAATATATTATGAGTACAGTAAATAGGTTGCTGTTGATAGGTTTGCTTGGCCCGGTTCATCAGATTATCTCTGCGGCCGAACTCATAGAAGCTGGTCAAGCGGTCCCAATAGATATCCGCGTGTTACTATTAAAGCATCCCGATGTATTCTGTAAGGCGCTAAAGGGTATGGATTATCGGGAAGAACTTCAGCAGATCATCGCCAATACTGCACGCAATAAGTTCATTACCAACCTAGCGCTGGCGACTAAGGGTAATACTCTAATTTTATATCGTTATGTTGAACAGCACGGCAAGATTCTGTATGAGATGATTTCTGAGAAGGCAGCGGATGGTCGGCCGATATACTTTATCCATGGCGGTGTCAAGATCGAGGAACGAGATCGGATTCGCTTAATTCTGGAGACCGATGAGAATGCGATTATAGTTGCCACGGAGTCGCTGATGAGCACAGGGATTAACATTCCAAGCCTTGAGAATTTGATCTTTGCTTGCCCTACAAAGAGTGCTATCCGGGTGCGCCAGGGCATTGGACGCACATTGCGGTTGAAGGAAGGCAAAACCGGGGCCAAGATTTTTGACATTGCAGATGATTTTCGAAGTAGCGCCAAGGCGAAAAAGAACGTAACACTACGCCACATGGAAGAGCGGCTGGCCATTTACATAAAAGAAGATTTTAAGTATACAATCAAGCAGTTGGAGTTAAAGTATTAGATTAAGTGATAAATAATCTAAACATATTGATGGGGATATAAAATGATTGGTTTCAAAAATTGGCTTGAGTGGCTCGAAGAAGCCAAAACTACAGCAAAAAATCTAAGTACATCAGACTTAAATGGGAAAATTCATGAAGTTTTGGTTGCTAAACATCTAAATGGGGGTAAGTTTATTGATGATTATCATAAAGATCATCACGATAAATTAATGTACCAAGTCGGTGGTTCAACTAGTGAAAAATACAAAGATGAACACAAAAAGGCACAGCACGCGACTGAACATATTAAGAAACATCTCGGAGTTTCAAGCTTTAAGAAGGTTGGTATTGTTTCAAAGGCTGGAGATATTAAGAAATTTACTGACGGTAAACATAATCTTAGTCAACATGAAGATGCATCTGATGTTATGGTACAACACCACGATGGAACACATCATGGCATTTCATTAAAAAGTACTCAAAAACATGGGGCGCAACCTGGCGTTCATAATGAGGGTCATAAGGCCGTTGACAAACGTCTGGGCGTCGATACTACTCATCACATAAAAGGCGCCAGACAGAAAATAGTTAATCAACGTACTGAAATGGCTGGTATGAATGATACACAAGCTAAGGCGCATCTGAAGACAGATGAGACGGCCAATGTAGTTGCATCAGAACACGGCCGAACGGCCTTGAAAAATATCAGAGATGACTGGCACGGTGCTTATCAGAAAATGACCAGCAAAGATAGAGCTCATCACTTACGGCATCTTCTACACGCTACACCCAATCAAATCCCCCATATTAGGGCTCATGCATCCGGTCAGAATGCAGATCACAAAACTCAAGTCCATTCACCATCTACCCACTTTGATCATATTCTAAAAGATCACGCAAATATTCACATGAAGAAAGCCGGTAACGGCGGGATTCGGTGGGATCATCATCATCCGAAAACCGGGGTCATTACACGAGTAGCATCTGAACGGGCTAAATTTGATTCTGGGGTATCTTCACCAGTTAAAACTTCGGTAATATAATGATCGGTTTCAAACAATTTCTTGACGAGATGGTCTCATCCGAGGGTGATAAGTCCCATTACGTTCATCTCGAAGACTTATTGATTACCCACGGCGCCAAGGGTATCCCAAAGATTCTAGTATCCCTCATCGAGCTAGTCAAGGGTATACCGACGACCGCATCAGATACTAAGATCGATGGTAGCCCAAGCGTCTTCTTCGGCAAAATTGACGGTAAGTTCTTTGTTGCGACCAAATCTATTTTCAACGTAAATCCAAAGTACAACTTCACGAATGCTGATATCGAGCATAATCACGGCCATGCGCCGGGTCTAGTTTCCAAACTTAAACTCGCTCTAAAGTATTTCCCGAGTATCTACAATTCGACTGCGATCCTTCAGGGGGATATGATGTTTGCTCGGTCTGATGTCGAGACCCGCGATATCGACGATATTCCCCATTACATCTTTCAGCCGAACACCGTAGCCAATGCCATCCCCGTCGACTCAGACTTGGGGCGCCAGATTGGTACCTCAAGAGTCGGCTTCGCGGTCCACACCAAGTACACGCAAGAAGGTAAACGTGTCCAGATTTCATCTTCTGATACTAAACACTCGAAAAACGTTTTCGCGATGCCCGTGACGGCGCCGGTGCTTTCTAGCTATGGTCACATCCAAGCTGATATCAACGCACTGCGCCAGGACCTCAATACTGTGTCACGTCCCGGTTTGGCGGTTATGTCAAGTGCAGAAATCGAACCGCTGTTCATGATCTACAAGAATTTCACCGTCAAGAATAACACAACTACATCTTTCGATGGCTTCGTAGCTTCTGTTAAGGCTAAGTTCGGTAAAGAAATTGATAAAGTCAAGACGCCAAAAAGCAAGGACGCCAAGCAGAAAGTTCTTGATCACATTTTAGATATTTTAACTAAAAATAGCAAAGCCCTTGAGAACGTGATTGAGGTTCACACTGCTATTGAAAAACTAAAGGATCGAGTAATTGATGAGCTGAATGCTCTGCAACCTATTCGGAGATTCTTTAAAAATGAATTTGGTGATCTGAAGCAGGCCAACGTAGAAGGCTACGTATCTTATAACGTGCACGGCACTACAAAATTCGTAAAGCGCTCTGAATTCTCCGCACAGAACTTTGCCGCATCAGCCAATCGTAAAGTTTCCGTAACCGAAGCCACATCAGCAAAGCCTAATCTAGCCGTCATCGTTCCTCTTGGCAGATTCCAACCGCCCCACAAAGAACACATGCATCTCATCGATGCCACCCTGAAGGCTGCGGCCGTTGCTCGAGGGCGCCCGATCATTTTCGTATCGACAACCGTTGATAACAAGAAGAACCCCCTCACAGTAGATGAGAAACTTAAATATCTAAACAAGATGTATCCGAATCACGCCGGTCTGTTTCAACGACCGCCGCCACGAGCGGCTCACATGATTGGTGTTGCTAAATTGCTTGCGCAAGAGGGTTACACAGAACTGCTAGTCGTTATCGGCGACGATCGAGTTATGGAAGTTGCCACACTACTCAATAAGTATAATGAAAAAGAATATCACTTTACATCAATCAAAGTTATTAGTCGGCACGATATAACGAATACCCGAAGCGGAGATGCAGATGGCGTTCACGCTTCGGACATAAGACGATGGGCCAAAGAAGGCGACTTTGAGAATATGAGGGGCGCGATGTCGGTGAAGTTGAGTGATGGCGATGTGAAGCAGATAATGAATCTGATCAAAGCGAGGGTCAAGTAATATGGCCGCATCCGAAGGAGTTGATCTGGAATGGAAGATAGTTGATTTATTATCTCCAACGTCCGAATCAATGAAAAGAAAATATAGTCAAAATATTGTAGTTCAGGGTGAGAGATGTGCCAAACATCTTCACACTTTTGCAGGTAATAAGATGATTGAAGTTTGGCACTCTGATGACCCGAAAAATCCGGTAGGGCGGCCGATCAGCGCTAAACCAGAGCCGAAGACAGATATCGTTATTAAAATCGGAACTACTATATATTATGCATCTGTTAAGATGGATGGTGCAGTCCAATTAGCCTCTGGCCAGGGTAGTTCTACTGCCGAGTTATTTTCTGCTGCGGCGATACATTTGGGGCGGGCAAAAGGTAGAGTTCTTGAATCTATCATCAAGGAGTTGAAAACTATGCCAACTCGACTGCTTTCTGAGACTAATAAAACGAGAATCATGAAAGAAGCATCGCCAAAAATTATTAATGAATTCTTGAATGGTGGGAAAATTATAACAGACAGATCATATGAAGTGTGGTTGGTTAATAATAAAGAATTTCTAATGGGGGCTTTGTTAAAGTATATAGACGATGATTTAGATTTTTTTGCCGCTCTAATATTTGAGGCAATGACAGGAGAAGAAACCCTAAAAACATATAAAGGTGCTGTCGCTGATAGTATCATTAGCCCAAGTGGGTTTCATGAAATTGATATAGGATTCGTCCATAGTGTGTTGAATAAAGTTAAGCTTGATATCCGTGGAAAATCAAGAAGTGGTATCACAGGATTAGCATTTAGAATAGATTATAGACCTTAGATTATGACAATAACCTTCAAAGATTTCACATCACAAAAAGCTCTCCCCATCCGCGAGAAGTTTATCCGCGGAGATATCTTCCGTCTTGGGGCGATGGTGGAAGATGACGACGGCAAATATCAAATTCTTGATCGGGGTACTAATTATCTAACGTGTTCCGATGCCACGGGAAATCTGGTGAAGAAGTTTATTACCGAGGTATCATCACTACCTGAGCACGCACCGAAGGACACAGTAAACTACTTCAAAGGTCTTATCACAAGCATTGCCGATCCAATTGCTTCGGTTTGCTTTGAATCAACCATCACCAAGTATAATTCCGGACAAATTATTGACTCAATAGCTATTCTAAAAGCACTTAAGGCATACTCAGAGAACGACACTTCTACTTTGATAAATAGTTTAACCCGAATTGACGAACTAGATAACCATATCTACCTGAAAGAAGCCATGCCAGATAACCTAAAACAAACTCAAACTGATAAACTCAAGGTAGCCGCCGTCATTGCCGATACTTTGGGCGTTGATTCCCACGGTTCTAGCCCAGAAACGATGGTTAATCTAGCTCTGAGAAACGCGCGTAAGAACTCCATGATGATTCGCGGCGAGAGTCTGAAAATTATCCTGCGTATGTTGGAATTGGCGAAATCCGTCGGCATCAAGTACGACGAGAATATCATCAAGGTACCCGACGAGGTGTCTGAAGAAGTTGAAAATCTAGATGAACTCTCGTCAGACCTACTTGGTCGTTATAAGAAAAAGGCTGGTGAACAGGCGACCATGGCGGATAAAAATGCAGACTTCTATCATACTGATAATGAACCTAACTTGGCTACAACTTGGGCTAAGAAAGCAAACAAGAAATTTTCTGGTATCATGCAGGCGACTAAAAAGCAGTTTGCCAATGATCTAAAAGAGAACGATAACGTGTGCGTGACCCACGAGTCGGGCAAGAGGCTATACGGTAAAGTAAAGGGTAAACACGGGTCTGTTTACGAAATCAGTTACAAAAATGGTAAGGTGGGATTCCACCACAGCCACAAGTGCGCACTGCTCAATGAACTTGATCCGATTACAGAAGCCGATACAATAAAAACCTTTGCCGACATCGTAAAGCAAAAAGATGTCGGTGATGCGCCAGTTAATAATGCGGAAGCCACAGAGAAAAAACTAAAAGCCGCAATTGCACTATCCGCTGGTGATACAGCTTTACACGCAGATGGTCATACAACACACGTGAACACATCAGAGCCCGGACACAGTCTTGGGGCAACGAGCGATACGCATCGCCGTCAACTTGTTAACAAATTAATGGATCACTAATGAAAACTGTAAAACAAATTCTATCTGAATTTAAGGTAGAAATTAACAAAAAAGCTGATAAGATTACGTCATGGAAATTTGAAGGCGATTGGAAAAAAACCAAGCTCAAAAAGAATTCTGACGGTACCATCCAATCACCGCAGGCTAGGGCTAAAGAGCTGGCTCAGATGAATCGTAAAGATACTATCGGCGAAGATATAGTTTGTACCACATGTGATCAGTGCGGCAACACAGAATGTACTTGCAACAAAGTTATCACTGAGGCTATTCGGTCTGCAGACTTTCCCAAGGCTGTGGTTTTAATCAGACGATATCTCCAAAATAAAATTGGTAAGGTCTATGCGTATCCTGTGCCCGAAGTCTTCCACCCCGCATCAGGCGGCAAAGGCGTCGGTATCAAGTTCTTTGTTCATGGCAATCAAGCGATTCGTCTAAATTGGGTCGGTAATAATGTCGGCAAAGCAAACGGTCTTATTTCTATGGACTATTGGGATGGCCACAAGAGCCCGCAACCATATCCAAGTCATCACGTCAAGTTCGATGAAGCCCAATCGTTGACCAAGGTATTACCATTCATAGTTGATTTTGTCAATGGCAAACTCGACCGAGATGGCGAGGGTATCTTTGTGAATGAAGAAGTGTCTATTTATGAAAGACCATTAATCACAGATTTCGCCAGAGTCTCTGAAATCTATGAAGCAACTTATACTTCAGGTGAACTTCATAAAACTGTATCGAATATTCTGGCTGCACTGACACAAGGTATTTCTATTTCTGACCAAAATAAAGCTGGTGGTGTCAAGAAGTACGGCCCACGGTGGAACAAGGCTATCGAAGCTATCAAGCGGAATCACGGCAACTTGTTTACCAAAGAAGGTCTGAAGCATGTTATCGCTAAAGAACATGTAAAGAAGATTGATGCCGCGGCAGTGCTTGCTTATATCTCAGGTGGTGAAGATGCAACAGCCTATACAGTAACAGCGGGCGGTAAAGAAACAGTAGATGTAGATGGGGCGACCGAGTCGGATATCGAACGGATGACCTATGAGGAAAGTTTGGATGCTCTTCAATCTGGTGTAAAATTGCTTATGGCGAATGCGACGAATGGTTTGTTCTTAGCTGGTAGAGGTGGTGTCGGAAAAACCGTCAACGTAGAAGATGTTCTTGCTGCTGCAGGTAAAACTGATGGTGAGGGCTACTTCAAAGTGGCTGGCTCTGCGTCGCCCGCCGGGTTGTATCGCGTATTATTTGATCACAAGACGGAAATTCTTCTATTTGATGATGCCGATTCTGCTCTACAAGATGTTGAAGGACGAAATCTGATCAAGGCTGCCGCTGATACTTCGAAGCGCCGGAAAATCTCATGGATGAAGGGTGGTCGGGGCTATGTTGATCCCGAGGATTATGATGAAGAAGGTGAAGGGGAAGCGTTACCTAGGTTCTTTGATTTCACGGGTAAGATTATCTTCATTAGTAATTTGTCGCTTAACAAGCTCGACCCAGATGGAGCGCTTCGTACACGCGCCTACGTTATTAATATTGACCCTACGAACGAAGAAATGTATTCGTTCATGTTGAAGATCGCCAATAAAATTAAACTTGATGTTGATTATGAACTGTCGGATAAAGACAGAATTGAGGTTGTAGAACTTCTAAAAACCAGAAAAGTTGCTGATAAAACAGTAAATTTGCGACAGCTTGTCAGGGGGCTAAACACTCGCGCAGGAATAGAACAGCAGGGCGGATCCAAGGAAGAGTGGATGAAATTCGTTCGCATGTTTGCATAGGAAATAAAAGGAAAAATATGAATTATACAAAAATCAAAGGGCTTATCGAATCTGTGTTGGACGAATCGAAAGCATCTTACTCTTCCAAAGAACATTATCATTTCAACAACGGTCGGGCACCAACCGGTCATGGTACCTGGATGTTTAGTTCAAAGCACCCGTTAAATTTTAATATTGATAACGACCGGGTTTTCCACAACACTGGTACGTTCGGTGATGCTCAAAAGGCTGCATCGGCACATTATAAATCTAATGGCCACAAGGGCGAATTTCACGTCCTCCCATAAGCTAAAGAATAAAACGCCATGTTAGAACAGTTTCAAGCACTTCAGTTAGATTTATATTTCAATCAGGGTACGTCCTATACGAAGAATTTTACTCTTCTTGATGCTACACCAGACTATCCTCAGCCAATTGATCTAACTGGAGTCACACTTGTGGGCGCGATCAAAAGATATACTGGTGTGGGCCTTGAGCCTGTTTCACCTATCTGCGTGGTTACAGAAGAACCTGGTACATTTAATATGAGTATGTTGAGTTCTGATACAAAACTTTTAGTATATCCGAGATATGTCTATGAAATTATTGCAGTAGACAATATTAGTCCCACAAAGATTGTCAAGATTATGTTCGGTCAATTACACATTCAAACCTTTTGATTTTCAAATATATAATTAAATAAGAAAGATAAAATGGAATATTCTCAATTAGCTATAGCAGCACTAAGTATAATTTGCGCCATTCTTGGTTGGTTTGCTAGAGAGCTGTATGGCGCGACCCAGAGTTTACGAAAAGATTTGGCAACTCTCGAGATTCGTATGTCATCTGATTATGTACGATATGACAGATTACAAGATGCTCTGTCCCCAATTATGGAAGTATTATCTGAGATAAAACAGTCTTTGAAAGAGAAGATGGATAAACCATGAAAGAGCTCAGCACATTAACAAAAGCCGCGAGTGCTGTTGCAGCAATTGGTACACTAATTGGCGCCGTATTAATTGTTGATACGCGATATGCTCATGCAGCAGACTTTAATAAATATCAGCAAAATCAGGCTCAAGAATTACGGTTACAATTAAATAGTTTGAGAGGACAACTCCTAGAAGATAAGCTGTTCGAACTGGAAACAAAGCCGAATAAATCACAACAAGATTTAGCATTGATTGAAAGATTTAAGCGCCAGTTAGAAGAAACAAAAATCATAAATAAAAAGTAAGGAATAATATGTTTACTGCACTCTTTTCATTTCTAGGCGGCTCAGTATTCCGCATGCTATTCGGGGAAATTTCCTCGTTCATCAACAAACGGCAAGATCACGCGCAAGAAGTTGCGATGATGGAACTGCAATCGCGGATGGATGATAGATCCTCTGAGCGGACACACGCCATTATCCGATTACAAGCTGAACTTGGTGTTAAGACACTCGAGGTTCAAAGTGATGCCGCCGTGGCTGTCGCTGAGTCAGAGGCCTTCACTGCGGCAATGCGATTTGCTAATAAACCGACTGGTATTCAGTGGGTCGATGCTTGGAACTCTGTCGTTCGTCCGTCATATGCAACCGTGGGATTATGCCTGTGGGTTTTCAAATTATCGTCCCAGGGCTTCATAATGGACGACTTTGATATGACATTATTCGGTACGATCACAGGCTTCTTCTTCGGTAACCGCTTCATGCAGAAACTGGGCAAGTAATGGAACTCGGTCTATTACACACGCTGATTAAGAGGTTCGAAGGCTTACATCTAATGCCTTATCTCTGCCCCGCGGGTGTTTGGACGTGCGGATGGGGATCAACTGGCCCCGATGTATTTCCTGGTAAACCTTGGACACGAGAGTACGCTGATCGTCGGATGGAAGAAGATGCTTTATTCTTTGCGCGAGGTGCGTTAGCTTTATGTCCATCGTTGCAAGGTGATCAACTCTGCGCTATTGCTGACTTTTCTTACAATCTTGGTCTTGGTCGGCTTCGCGCTTCTACGCTACGAAAACGAATCAACGCCGCCGACAATGCAGGAGTTATCACAGAACTTAATAAGTGGGTCTTTGGTGGCGGTAAGAAGTTAAATGGGCTTGTGACGCGAAGACGCATCGAGGCCATGGCCTTTTTAAAATGATAAATATCTATAATAAGTAGAACGGATTAAAATGACTATTGCAATACAGGCGGCTATAATTATAGCCAAGTCGTTACATTATACGCCGCTAATAAATGAATCAGCCCAGAGAATCATTGATAACTCAGTAGAATCGTGTGGGCCAATGACTGGCCAACAAATAGAAATCATCAAAGAAATGTTGAAGTTGGCTGAGTCTGTTGGCATTGATACATCTAATATAGTTCTACCCGCGATCATTGAAAAAATAGAAGCAATTGCTCAAGAAGAAGATGGTGAAGTGTCGGATGAAGAACTTGACGACATGATCAAAGATATTAATGACTGGGAAGACGTCATTGATGAATATGAACCAGGCGAATTGGTTATGATTGATGACGAAACCGGTGAAGAGTTAGATGGTCTAGATGAAGACATGAACGAGTCAGAACTCAACGAAATTCTATCTAGAGCTGAACGTATCAAGTCAAGAATGCGATTTGCTCGTACATCGGGTAAACGATTACGTGCTGTGAAGATTGCTCTTCGTAGGCATAGTTCAAATGCCAAGATAAATAGTAAAGCTAGAAGGATGGCTATCAAACTTATGAAGAAAAGATTGTCTCGTGGTAAATCTATTGCATCAATGGGGTTTGCAGAGAAATCTAGAATCGAACGAATTATCGTCGCGAGATCAAAAGTAATCGGTAGATTGGCTCTGAAGCTTACAAGTCGAATTCGTACTATTGAAAAGAACAGATTAACCCATAGGACAACACGATGATATCTCTAAAAGAATATATCGATGGCGAAGAGATTAAATCAGTCTCATCGGACTCAGCTATTCGTAAAACCATCATGGTCGTAAATAACAAAGGCAAAATGGTACCGAAAAAGATACCAGTAAGTCAAGTATTTGCGAATAATAGGAATGAAGATGTGATCAATAGCATTGAACTGAATGATTCGGTAGATAGTATAGATGAGGGTTATAATGCCCACGCGCGTGCCGCGTCTATCACTGATACAGATGTACAACTTGCAAATAGTGGTCGTGATAAAGTAGAAATGGCAAAAAATGCTATTCATCATCACACTCGTGCAATGAATAGTGCTACTTCATATACAATGAAAAATTATCATAAAGATAAAATTGCTGCTCATCGGTTGAAACATGGAATTAATGAAGATCTCGTTCATCTCGCCAAGGACAAATGTGGTGGCGGTGAAGAAAAAGCCAGGGGAGCTAAATATATTAAAGATCTTGATACCTTGAATAAGGGGCGTGTCGCAGATATGGATGAAGCCCTCGATGTATACCATCCAAAACGTGTAATGGGTAAGTGGGTTAAAACCTCTAAAAAATCACGCAACGAGGCCAATAAAATGTTAACATTCAAAGACTATAAAGAACTTTACGAAACAACAGAAGCTGCTATTGATTTACAACTTGCAACTTTAACCGCTCAACTTGAAGAAGGTTGGAAAAAAGAACACCCAAGTTCATCAGAACTGGTCGAAATCCATCACAAACTCGGTGACACAGTTATTCCAACGGTTGGTCCTCATAAAGGCCACCCCCATAAAGTTATCGGTGTTCGTCCGGATGGATATCATATTCAGCCTATAGGTCTGACCGCTCGTCAAACTAAATATAATCTCGGTGCTGCTCATGCAAGACATGATCAGCTTACAGAAGCTGAAATGGGTGAATCCACATTTGACTGGCAAAAGAAACCGTCTGAGATCGACTGGAAAGGTGACGCACCAACCACAACGAAATCAGCTGAGGGTGGTACCATATACAAGGCTCGTGAAACACCACGCAACCCATACACAGGCGGTAAAGCAGACCCCAAGTCAGTTGGTCGGCCGTCTGGTACCTATGATGGCATTTATAAAATAGATCGAACTAAACGAGATACCAAAGAGTATAAAGACGCTTTATCCGCAAAAGTTCGAGGTACTAAGGCTGCGGGCTTCGCAGATCGCGCCCATTTCAAAGATGTGATGCATACCGCCCTCAAAAAACGGCAAGCTGAATTATATAAATAACAACAAAGGAAACAAATTATGCCTACATTTACAAATAAAGATACCACAGCCGGTATGCCAAAGTGGCTTCAGCCAACGGTACCAGATGCGGAAATCGTATTCGTGTCGCTCGAAGAATCAAAATTAACTGCTAATCGAATCAAGGGTATTACATCCCCGGGTTGGCATCGCGTCGTTGAAAAGATGAACAGCGACGGTTCGCTCACATACAAAGTTGAATGCCTCGCAGCATTTACAGTTACTGATGCAGTATCTGGCGACGTTAAGGGTGACGATTTGGTTGTTGGTGATGTTGAAATTGTTATCGGTACACAGCCAGTTAACACTACAGTTGCTACAGCCACAGCTACATCCTTCACGGTGGTTGGTACAGGTATCACAACCTATCAGTGGCAGTTACAAACCGGTGGCACAGGCGCATATGTTAATATCGCAAATGCCGGTGTATATCTAGGTGCCCTGTTAGCTACTCTGAGCATCTCTGATTCGACTGGCCTAACATCCAACCGCTATCGCGTTGTTTGCGGTAATGGCGGAACCGCTCAGGTTACATCACGTGGTGCATCACTGACTGTAACAGTTGCCGCATAATAGATGCTAACTTCGGAATCTGAGTTCCTTCATCTAGCGTTACACTCATATAGCAATGTGCAGTGTGTTTCGCTAGAGGAATTCAACTCTGATCTTGGTCGTATAATGGGGATAAAGAAGCTTATTGATAAGCTTCCGGAAACACCTTCTTACAGGTTGGTTTTGAATAATCTGATAGTGCTCTTCAATGTGTTTGGTAAAAACGCAACCGAGCTTATCATCTTTAAACTGCCAGTGGAACTTTATCCAGTGTTATTTCCGTTTTTGTTATACTTGAACCGACTTCCGATTGAAATTATCAATAGATATGACATCGAACTTGATGAAAATACTATTATACAGTTGGGAAAAATATAAATGGCAGCCACGATATTAGATACGATAGCCGCGTTGCGCGTGGTATATTTGCTTATCACTCCAATTGAGAGCACGTCTGCATTCAAACTTGGTTTACTGGATAGCTCGGGTAAGACTGTTCGCAAGGCTGTAACATCGGATGAGAAAAATTCAACATCCATGTTGCATCGTCTCGTTTGGAACTTGAAGAGAATGATTTCGCTTATACCAGGCGGCTCCACAAAAATCGGTTCTGCCGTTGCGGCATATCTCTTGATGCGTGAAGCTGTAGAAAATAACTGGTCTGAAGCTGAACTAAACGAACAGTGCATTACACGATTCAATGAACTCTGCGAAGCCGACTGCCCTGAATTTAATGGAATATTGGATGAACTTTATCGGATAGATGAAGAGGAATGTCGCTTCAACCCAATCGATGAAGATGCGCCCGCCAATGCTACGGGCGCTGGTGTTGCTACATTCGAGAAAAAGCTTGGCACTTTAAATCGTCGCAAAAAATTCAAAGCAATCAATTTCCCTGAATCGTTAGATATCTAAAAGAAGGATGTTTTAAGCCGAATCTGCCGCTCCCAAGGGCATTAATCAAATCTTTTCGAGACTTATATACGACAATTTGGTCAATTGTGCATGGCCGGCCTTGATCATTTCGCCCCAATGCTGCTCGATGTACATCAGAGAAAGGTTTTCTTGATACACCTAGTTTTACAGCAGATATTGCAGCCCGGTGTTCTGTTGATTGATGGCCTTTTTGTTTCCCAAGATGAATATAAGATATTTTTGATCTAGTAGCAATAGATCTAATGGCGCCTCTGGCGCCTTCACCACCATCAGTTGCATTAAGTAAAATGCCAGTCTTAAGATCCTTTCTACCGTATAAAACTATAAAAGCAATCTCAAGGATGAAAGAATCTGACTCAGTCAACCCAACTTCTAGAAATACAATATTAGATTTTTCCTTTGGTGAAGGTATATGACCATGCTTATTATAAGCTCGTCTACCCATACCTTTGCCGATATAATAAGGTGTACCAGCTTTGGCGGTTTTGCTATCTTTTGAACGAAGATAGGCGTAAACGTAATAAATAAGTTTGCTGGTCATAAAGACTCCTAATAAGGTTTGACTAGAGTCGCCGAGGATTCGTAGTCCTGTGGGTGACACAAGTATATTTATATAACTAATACAAAGGAACTTACATTATGAAATCATCTGAATATCTAGAACCCCATCCCATAGAAGTTACATCCAAAATAACTATAAAGATTCAGGGGCGTGAGTTTACAATCAGCATAGAAGAAGCAAGAAATCTTTTAAATTCTCTGAATATGATTGTTGGCCCAACTTCAATTCTCTATCCATCTGGGGTTGGGATTCGCGATAGCCAGTATCGGCCGCTGGCGTGGTTAGAAACAGCATCGTGGCCATCGGATACCACCACCTGTAGTGGAACTATAGATATGGCTTCACTGAGAACATAATCTCAGCTAGCTTTAAGCTATCATAGGCCTAGCGGCCTCGCTGCGAGAATATCCAGTAAGGTAGTAAGCAGGCATCAACCTACCAACAGCAACTACCAACCGGGTACATAATATATTATACCATCCTTTCTTAGAAGCTAAAATAAACTTTGGTATTTATTTTCGCATGTTGGGTTGTGTGTTATAATGAATTATAATCACTAAAATAATATTATGCAACAAACTCTCAAACCGCCGGTTGATTCCTCCAACCCAAAGCACTATCTATCGAAAAACGAAATGCATTCCGCATTAATTGCCTATAAAGAACAGTGCGATCTCGCACTTGCCGCAGGGCTAGAAACCCCTGGAGTTAATGATTATCTAGGCGCCTGCTTTTTCCGCATCGCCCAGGGTATAGCAATGAAGCATAACTTCCGCGGATACAGCTTTATTAACGAAATGATTGGTGATGGGGTGATGGTATGCCTAAAGTACGTTCGGTCGTATGATCCAGATCGTCGCAACGCTGAAACAGGCCTTTCTACTTCTCCCCTAAGTTACTTTTCTCAGGCCATCCATTTTGCATTTATCAATCGCATCAAGATTGAGGCCAAGCAAACTAGAATCAAACGCGCTCTTGTATATTCCGCCGACTTAGAGTCGTTCGCCACACAGGATGAAGATTCCGGTGAGTTCCTTATTAATCTTAATGAATTTATATATGGCCTTGGTACCGCTGAGGTGGAAGCAATGATGCCCAAAAAGCCCGAGAAACCCGAGAAACCAGGTGCGCTAGAGGCATTTACCTGATGCGGGTAGTGATCGTGGGGGATACCCACTTTGGGATACGCTCCGGTAGTTCAATGTTCGCTAAGTTCCAAATCAAGTTCTTTAACGAGCTTCTATTTCCGTATATGGAAGAGCATGGTATAAGTACGATTATTCAGACTGGTGATCTTTTCGATCACAGAACACAGCTCCATCTGAAGTCGCATCATCTTATCAAGCCCGGTATTTTCGATGTGATGCGCCAACGTAACTTTGTTATGCACACACTCGTTGGCAACCATGATATCACACTCCGTGAATCGCTTCGCTATAATACCATTTCTCTACTTCTCCAAGAGTATATTCAAGACGGCACAGTTATCGCCTACGATCACCCAACACCCGTTAAGTTCGGCAGCACTACAATAGATATGCTCCCGTGGATATGTACAGAGAATCAAGCTGAAGTAGATGAATTCCTGAATCGTAAGAATATTGGTGATGTTCTCATAGGTCATCTGGAGATCGCGGGAGCTATGATGCAACGAGGCATTCCAGGTCACGGCGGCATCGATGTGTCAAAGTTCGACCGATATTCGTCTGTATTGTCGGGCCATTACCACACCCGTTCGTTTCTAGATGGCAATCGCATTAACTACGTCGGTACCCCGTATGAACTGAATTGGGGTGATTCAGGCGATCAGAGGGGCTTCACGGTTCTCGATACCGAGACACTGCAGTATACATACATTCCAAATCCGGACTTCATGTTCATAAAGCTCAGGTATAAAGATGGGTGCTATACAAACCCAAAGTCGGTTACAGGTAAATATGTTAAGCTAATCGTTGAATCAAAAAAGAATCTTCTCGACTTCGACAACTTTCTCAACTCCCTCAAGCTTGCCGATCCGTACGATCTACAAATTATAGAACCGCAAGAAGATTTGAGTGGGGGTGAAATAGATTCGTCAATCGAGTTACAAGATACGAGCACAATCATTTCTCAATATATAGATGGGATGAATATCTCAGTGGATAAAACTGCAGTCAAAGCATATGTTACTTCGCTCTATTTGGAAGCAATTAACACCCAATGATAAATCTCACTTCGATTTCGATCCGCAATTTTCTGAGCTACGGCAACGCGCCAACCCCCCTCAAACTTAACGAGTATAAAAACACGCTTATAGCAAGTTCATCGGGAAGTGGCAAAAGCGTATGGGTTGATTCCGTCTGTTATGCACTATTTGGCAAACCCTATAGAAACATTAAGCTTCCACAATTGGTTAACTCTATTAACCAAAAGGGAATGCTAACGACTATCGAGTTTAATATTGGGTCGATAGAATACAAAGTTATTCGGGGGATGAAACCAGGTATTTTTGAAATCTATCAAGATGGTAAATTGCTTGATCAAGAAGCTGCCACAAGAGATTACCAAGCTTATCTTGAAAATGTTATTCTGAAAATTAACTACAAAACGTTTTGCCAGGTTGTTCTTATAGGCACCGCGGGCTTTACCCCGTTCATGCAGTTACCCGCTGGCCAGCGTCGAGACGTAATCGAAGACGTTCTAGATATCGCCATCTTCTCGGAGATGAATGTTCTGCTGAAAGCGCGAATTCTCGAATGCCGAGCCACGCTGCTTGATGTAACTACAAAACTTGACGCCGCAAAAGTCGATACCCAAAATCAGATCAAAATTATCAAGCTGATGGAAGAGCACCATCAGGATAAAGTAACTTCGCTAGAATCGCAACGAGATACGATCAATGCTACCACTGCGAAACTAGAGTGGGTAATTAGTGATTATAAAGATAAAATAGTTGAACTAAATGATAGAAAGCGCGAAGCCGTCCCAGATTATTCTCGTGAAATCTTTTTGCTTGAAGATTCAAATGATCGTTTAGCAAAAAGTTTAATTGCGATAGGCAACCTCGAATCATGCCCAACCTGCCTTCAGTGCGTAACAGACGATCACAAGAAAATTACAAAGAAACTGACGGCTGAGAAAATTGCTAACGGCTTAGAAAAACTTCTAAAGTTGCGCCTCAAGCAGGATGTGTATTCATCTGTTACATCTCACAACGCTGCTCTCGATGACGATATCAAATCCCACACGATGGAAAACGACCACACGAAGCTTGAGATAAAAAAATCCAAGCTCGAGTCGATTACTATCACAGAAAGTATAAATGTTTTGGAGCAAGATACATCCGGTTTAGAGGACGAAAAAATCAAGCTCAAGAATGCAGCTGAAGTCGCTTTGGGGTTCATCGCCCGCAAAAAAGAACTATTAACCGAAAAATCCATTCAAGAAGTAGTTGCTGGGCTCCTGAAGGATACTGGTATCAAGTCGGCGATTATCCGCGAGTATACCCCTATTCTCAATCGGCTGATTAACAAGTACCTAGCCGAATTCGGCTTCTTCATAAATTTTACTTTGGATGAGGGTTTTAATGAGAGTATCCTATCCCGCGGGCGCGATGATTTCAGTTACAACTCCTTCTCAGAGGGCGAGAAAACAAAAATCGACTTGAGTATCTTGTTCGCGTTCCGTCAGATTACGGAACTGAAGAACAGTGCCTCAGTTAATTTATTATTTCTAGACGAGGTCGGCGACCAACATTTAGATCTAAATGCCAAGGAATCTTTCGTAAATATTCTATCCCAATTGGATGGAGGAAATATCTTTGTTATTAGCCATAATTCGCCAGCCACCGACATGTACGATCAAGTGATCCACGTTATCAAAAAGAACGACTTCTCAGTAATGGAAATTCAGTAAAGTTTATTTCTGTATTCAGGTTCATGTATTATAATTGATTTTTAAGGAGAGTTTATGACAGTTTATGTTTCGATTGAAAAACACGAGGGTGGCTATTTGGTTCACCTGCCATCGAGTGATGTTATTACTACCTCACTCCAAAAAGCTATGGCGATGATGAAAGCTGCTTTGGTGGAAGATTCCATCCCGGACGAAGTTGATAATCATGGCTAAAATCAAATATCTCAGTGCTAAGGGTACCTACACATTCGATGGGCTTTCGAGTTCAAAGCTGGAACTCATTCATGCTCTCGTACAGCACGTCATTCTTGGTAGTGATGATCGATTTCGAGAAGCCGCCTATGAACTAATAGGAGATTTCGATGAATCACCAGCATTCGATGAAACCGTTAACAACTGCGTAGTCGAGTTTGAAAAAGATTCTGACGGAGCAACAGCTATCAATGTAACTGATGTAACCTAGTTTACTTTTATTCATGAGTGTGTTATAATAAACTCATGAATACAGAAAACACTGCTCTTGATCTGCTCGGCAGATTGCTTGCCGCAGAGAACATCCAAATTGTTCGCCAACGGTGTGCAACCCCCTCATTCGGTATCAAAGATAGAACTTTGATACTCCCACTATGGGAAAACATTTCTCATGTTCAAGAAACTTTGTTGATTGGTCATGAGACGGGGCATGCTCTCTTTACGACTGAAAAATATGTCAATAACGCGTTCGATAAAACTCGCCCAAAATTCCGTCATTATCTGAATGTTTGCGAGGATGCTCGTATTGAGCGTCTGATGAAGGAAAAGTTTCCCGGTCTCCGGCGTGACTTCCATCTTGGTTACACAGAGTTTCACGCAGCTGACTTCTTCAAACTCTCGGGCCGCGATACTTCGAAACTGAATCTTATCGACCGCATCAACATGCACTTCAAACTCGGTCGTCAGATCAACTTGAAATTTAACGCAGTCGAAGAAGGCTTCTTAAACGTCTTGACTGAAGTTGTAACTGAAGATGATGCAGTTGAGATCGCTCAAGCAATCTACGATTACGCTAAAGCTAATGCGCCTAAGCCAAAACCTGAGGAAAAGCGCAAAGATAAGCCACTACCGCCACCAAAAGACGAAGACGACGAACAAATCCCAGAAGAAGAGGAAGAGGATGAGGGTGAGGACGATGAATCTGAAGAGGGAGAGGAAGAAAATGAATCTTCCGAGCCATCAGATGAAGAATCTGAAGAGGAAGATGAATCTGAAGAGGATGAAGTTCAGGCCGATAAATCTGCCGACTATCTCGACTCCGAAACCCAAGATAATTTCGATGAGAGTCTTGGACATACGGCAGCCACGCTTGGCTCCAAAATCTACAACATCAAGACAAAATTGGCGCAATCCGTGAAGTTAATTCCGGTGTCTGAAATTCTAGATGACTTTCGTAAACTGGAAAAACGGCAGTCCGAAGGCTATCGCAAATTCCGTGAGATAAATTCTAAACTTGTATCGCACATGGTTCAAACCTTCGAGATGAAGAAGGCTGCTATAAAATTGCGGAGAACTGCAGTTGGAGAATCCGGCGTGTTGAACATGTCGAAAATCCACAAATATAAGATCGCCACAGAAATATTCAAACAGTACAAGATAGAAGTCAACGAGACTTCTCACGGCTTCATTATGCTATTGGACTATTCTGGTTCGATGCTTTATGATTTCAAGAATGTCATGGCACAGATTATTACTCTGGTCTCGTTCTGTACAGCGGTTGATATAAAATTTGAAGTTCTAGCCTTTTCGGATAGACCCCAATTATACACTATGGCGGACGGTATTGCCGCAACCGAGGTATCCAGGAACATTTTTGCCAAGCGCAAAGATAATGAATTATTCATGTACAACTCCGACAAAATTTCTATGCTCCAGTTTTACAAAAGCGGAATGAAGCGGATCGATATGGATCTCATCTCAGTAGTTCTATATGATAATCTTGCTATCCTGAAGTCGCAGACAAATGATAAAATCAAGCAGAAATATAAGATGGGCACAACGCCACTCATCGAGGCACTGTTATTCGTCAATGCATATCTTACAGAGTTTAAAGCAAAATACAATGTTCAAAAAACGACATTGATTATTCTCACGGACGGCGGGGCTACTGATACGGAGGTTGTTGCTAACTATAATGAAGATATAAATCTATATGCTTTTAAAATCTTTTTGAACAGCACAATCACCAATCGGTTCTATCCCATATCTCTAGGCTCGAATCATCAAGATAATCGCAACGAACTTCAGAAAAAACTTATCACAGTGATCCGCAATGATCATCCAGATGTTAAAATTATCGGTTTCTTTATCGCTCCAGAGTCGCTCCGCTCTCTTACTGCGGCTTTGCGATATTACAAACAAAAAGAACAGTATTGGGACAGGTTTAAGTCGGAAGTCAAAGTCGTTAAATCTCAATTGAAAAAACAGGGCTACGCAAGTTACAATCTACCTGGTTATCATCAGTTCTTCATCCTTCCCCAAGAAGGCCCTGGCTATTCCGAGGTATTCGACCGGGTATCCCGCACAATGACTGCAGCCCAGATGGCAAAAGCTGCATCAGGTAATTCTCTAAAGACGAAGGCTTCTAGATTCGTGGCTAATACTTTTATTACAGAGATTGCATAGAGTTTTTACTTTTATTGCAAGTTGTGTTATAATAAATTCATACTAACTGAGGCTCATAATGAATCTTCCCATTGAAAACGTCATCGCGCTTATGCAAGAAAATGCCATGGGCTTTAAAACCGAGGGCGTTTATGATCGCCAGGATGTGCGCAATGCATGCGCTCGCCTTGGTATTCCCGACCCAAAAATGCAGAACGAACTAATCGCAATGTCGGTTAAGGTTCGCCACGGCATCTACAAATTTACCGGGCACGGCGCCCCGATTGCAACCCCTCGCATCGGCAAAAAACTGGCCAAGTTTCCCATTCAAGCCCCTGTAGAACAAACCGCAACTTTCACTACGATTTCCTTGGCCGAAAAACCGGTTGCAAAAGCAACAGAAGTCGTGGCAGTAGTGCCAAAACTTGAACCCGGCTACGTCCCGTTCGGCACCTATAAAAATGCGGAAAAAATTATTGCATCACGCAAGTTCTTCCCAGTCTACATCACGGGGCCCACGGGCAATGGCAAATCATCCATGGTGATCAACATCTGCGCCAAGAACAAAATTCCCATGCTTCGTATCAACTGCTCAGTTCAGTCGGACGAAGAAAAGTTAATCGGCTCGAAAACTCTGGAAGATGGAAATATCAAAGTTGTTGAAGGCCCTCTACTTGTAGCCATGCGCACAGGCGCCCTGATCGTCTTAGAAGAAGTTGATGCTCTTGATACTCGTCTTGCGCTAGTGCTTCAGTGTATCGCAGAAGGTCGCCCATACTTCTTCCCTCTTACGGGTGAGTACATCACGCCCGCCCCAGGTTTTAATATCGTGGGTATCGGCAACACCAAGGGTATGGGTACCGATGACGGCAAATATCTCGGCACTAATCTCCAGAATACAGCTTTTCTGGAGCGGTTCGGTTGCACATTCGAACAGAAATTTCCATCACCAACCGAGGAACAAAAGATGGTTCTTAACTGGATGGGTGCTAATAACTGCGTGGATAAAGATCTTGCTGCAGCCCTAGTAAAGTGGACTGATACGGTTCGTAGAACCTATACCGACGGCGGTATCGAGGACGTGGTTTCAACTCGTAGGTTGAATCACATCGTGGTTGCATATTCGATCTACGGCGATATCAAACTCGCAATCGAACTCTGCACAAACCGATTCGATTCATTTACGGCAGCTGCATTTCGTGACCTGTTTGATAAGATATATGTGCTTAAATCAGACACAGTATCTGATAATTATGACTGCACCCCGTTTGCGCCTGTGCCAGTGAGTCCAGTATAATGCTAAGCTATTCAGATCTTTCCAAAGCCAAACAGCGCTGGGTTAACCTCGTTGAAAAACATTTCCCAAATATCCTTGATGTAACAAAAGGTGTTCTATCCTACAAGGATCTCCAGGATATTCACGCCAATTTTACAGCACGCCGGGTAGAAGGAAAGCAGTTTAAAGTTTCCAAACCTCTCTGGCTAATAAGTAATAACGCAATTTCTCGAGGTGTTTACAAGTTCCCATTCAGTACAGTTGAGGAAATTGTAGATGAGCAAGCGGAACCAGATACCGAGATGGAAATCCGTTATCAGGCAGAACTCGCAAAGTTAGATATTAGGAAAAAGAAATGATCTCAAATACCTCCGTTATACCTATACCCTCGGGTGCTTCGCGACTCACATATACCCCAGTCTGGAAATGTTCTGGCGAGCTTCGATGGTTTGAGTTTATAGCCACCCGCCACGTCGACGAAGATTTTGTTATGACGACGAAAGAAAAGAAACTTCAACAGGCCTGGCTCGAATTTTTCACACACGAAGTTGAATGGCGCGACGTGCCGACAGTCCAACTCCCATAACTATTAAAAGGCTGTACAAACGTACAGACTAGAGTTTATTTTCGTACCACAAAAACCGTGGTATAATTAATAATCAGCGACTCCGATAGTTGGCAAAATTTTTTATTCTCGGTACCATAGGAAACTATAGAATGGCTAAAGCTAAACAATCGATGCAAGCACGTGTGCTAGCGACCCTTCAATCCGGCAAAGAACTGACATCTGCTCAGTTGACCAAATTCGGTCTGTCAAATCCATCTGCCGCAATTAGCCAATTGCGTGCAGCCGGTGCCACAATCTATGCAAACACGCGTACGACCAAAGCTGGCGTTAAATTCAGCGCATGGCGCATGAACGTTAAGTAAAGCATATGACTCGAGTTCTTCCGGACCCGAGTTCAACCGCGGCTGCGCCAATTGGACGAAAGTTCGATTCTGGCAAGCCGCGTCTTGGCTTACTGCCGCCGCACGCCGTTTTGGCTATCGCCCGAGTTCTAACAATAGGCAGTCGTAAATACGAAGATCATAACTGGCTTCACGTAGCTGGCGCCGAGACACGTTATATGGACGCGATGTTGCGCCACGTCTTCGCCCACATGTCGGGCGAACAAACTGATCCAGAAACTGGCGAAAATCATCTCGCTCACGCTGGTTGTTGCCTCATGTTTTTGTTAGATTCAGCCGAATCAGGCCACAAATTTCCTACCGTTCAAAATCACCAGAGCCAGAATCTTGTGTGACGGATGATATGCTTGATGCAGCACCGACTTATTACATGGCCCAAGTCGATTCTAGAGCGGATCTGAAATTCCCACCACCCGGCGAGAAAATAGCGATTGCAATGGACAGCGCTCGATCCGTTTACGGATATACTTACATGTGGATATATTCCGACGGTAAATGGTCAGCTAATTCGGTTCTTACTGCCGAGGACCGATATTAGTTTATTATATAATTCTAAAAAATAAGTTATAATTGATTATCAGCAACTAATTAATATCTAATATAATGCACACAAATATTAAACCTATTCAATTTGAAAATTTATCCAATATAGAACAACAATATTGGATTGAAGAAATTCAAATTATGTCAGATGTAATTGGTCACCCTATGGTTGAATCTGATAAGGTTCTTGCCAAACGCCTTTATGAACGCTCCGTGGGAATCAGTGTTTTAAACTAAAAATGGCAATATTGCTACTACTTTAATATGAAAGAAATGAAATGAAATTTTCAAAAGAGACAATCACAATTCTGAAACATTTATCTACGATAAATCAGAACATAATTCTAAAACCCGGCAGTGTGGTTTCAACCATCAGCCCGCAGAAAAATGTTCTAGCAGATATCGCCGTCGTCGAGGTCTTCGAAACTGAGTTTGGCATCTACGATCTATCCGAATTTCTAGGCGCCCTATCGCTATTCAATGACCCAGATGTAGTCTTCAAGCCCAAGCTTGCGATGATCTCGGAAGGCGGCAACGCAATCAAATACTACGCAGCCGATACATCCATCTTGATCGTGCCCACCAAGCCTCTAAAATTTCCAACATCTGATTTGGACTTCAAACTATCGCAAGAAACTTTGTCGTTAATCCTTCGCACGGCCGGTGTATTACGGAGTTCGGATATTTCGCTCGTCGGTGAGGGCGGTCTGCTATCCTTTGACGTATCTGATTTGAAATCTGCTACTTCTAATTCGTTCACAGTACCGCTTGGTGATACCGATCTCACCTTCAAAGCCAATTTCAAGACGGAAAACTTGAAACTAATTGCTGGCGACTATGCTGTGAGCATCAGTTCCAAGAAAATCGCACGATTTAAGCTCATTGGGGGTAACGCGGTATTTTTTGTTGCACTTGAGAGTACTTCTGAATTTAATAGTTAAATTTATATTTCGGAATTTATTATGAACCCCAATGAAAAAGTTTGGGCTGAGGCTCACAGACCAAAGACGGTAGCAGACTGCATCTTGCCCGAAGAAACCATCAAGATGGTTCAGGCTGCTATTGCCTCCAATAGTATTCAGCACCTCATCTTGACGGGCCCGCCTGGGACTGGAAAAACCAGTTTATGTTACGCAATAGCTCATGATTTAGAGTCTGATATACTGGCAATCAATTGCGGGTTAGATAGTTCTATTGATAACATTCGTTCATCAGTAATATCATTTAGTAGTTCAGTCTCATTGACTGGTGCAACAAAGATCGTACTATTTGACGAAGCAGATTCTCTTTCTGCGAATGCGATGAATGCACTCAAAGGGATGATTGAATCATTTTCCTCAACTCGCTACTTCTTTACCACCAATTCGCTCGCTAAAATCATTCCCGCAATTCAGTCTCGGGCACTGATTATCGAGTTCACAGCCATGGCGTCTGAGAAGCCAAAACTGGCAGGAAAGATGTTCAAGCGCGTTTTGGCGATTTTGAAGATAAATGATATCAAATTTGAAGCGCATGTTGTTGCTCAAATCGTCAACAAATTTTTTCCTGACTTCCGCAAAACTTTAAATGAACTGCAACGCTATTCGGTCACCGGCAAGATAGACTCTGGTATTCTGCTCGGGGACTCTTCTGCATCGTATAAAGAACTTCTCGCGGCGGTCAAGGATAAAGATTTTAAAGCCATGAGACGATGGGTCGGTGAAAACGCTGACATCGAGATGATGATTTTATTTCGAGACTTTTACGAAAATTGTTTTGAATATTTTAAGCCAGAAACTATTCCGCAAATGATACTTTTAATGTCCGATTATGGATATAAATCTACATTCGCTGTGGACCAGCAGATTACTTTATCGGCCGCTCTTATTGAAATGGCCTTGCTTGATCCCGTGAAAGATTAAATGGAATATATTGTCTACATAGTATCAGCTTTACTGTTTGGTTACTGGTATGGTCACGGTCGTGGTCGAATATCTAATCTCCAAGCCCAACTCACAGAAATACTCGATGCATTCCCTGTTAATATTGAAATCTACAAGGTCGCTGATACATATTATGCCCGTATCATGATCATTGGGCAGCATCTTGCCCAGAGTAAAAATTATGATGAACTTGTTGATATGGCTTCAGACAAATTCCCAGGACGCACTATCATAATAAGTGAAGTTGATGAATAAGACCAAAACGGCTTTCGATATCATTCAACAATTGAGTTCTGAACGGGACTATAGTTATGATGCTGAAACCGAGCAATTGTATACCCCATTTTTAACGAATCGGGGTTTTAGTAACTTCTATGATACTATCATGTTATCCGTTGAAATGAACACAATGGCTGTCTCAAAAACACCCCGCAAATGGCAGCATGACTTCTACCACCACGCCATTCTACCAAAGAAAAAGCGATTTGCTTCTTGGGCAAAACCCATCAAAGACACAAATATTCAGACTATATCAGATGCATATAACTGTAGTAAAGCAGTCGCTGAGCAGTATTCTTTGGTTCTCACCGCCAGTGATATTGAGGAACTAACCGCAAGAATGTACAAAGGTGGGCGATAACATAGTATAAATAGGAGGTCAATAACAATAAGACTTTACTATGAATGCTCAAGATTTATCTGCCCCATACCACTGGACCGAAAGTTGTATGTATGAGGTTATTTTACCAGACCCAGACGCCTTTCTAAAAATCAAAGAAACTCTAACACGTATAGGTGTGGCTTCGTTACACGGAAAAACCCTGTTTCAGACCTGCCACATTCTCCATCGCCGCGGGCATTACTATATTATGAACTTTAAAGAATTGTTTGCTCTAGATGGACGGCCGACACAACTTGACTATAACGATATCGCCCGTCGAACCACGATTGCAGATTTACTTGAACAGTGGGGTTTATGTAAAATCATCGAGAAGTCTGATTTAGTTGTACCAATATCTACGATCAAAATTATTCCATTCGCTCAAAAGAAGGACTGGATTCTGGTCGCCAAATACACTGTAGGAAAACGGGTGTGAAGTCTAGCCAAAAGAGTGATTTCGAAACAACCATCGTTAAATTCCCGATGCTTATTGCCGGTGATTGGAGGTTCTGTATTTCGACGACAAATCAAAACAATATCCTCATTTTCGCCGCGCAGCAAAGTGTTCCATGTCAATTTTTAGTTAGATTTTTTGATAAAGAAGCTATCGCAGCGGCATGGATCAAAAGCATTATGGATTAAGTTTATTTCCTGCCTAAGAAAAGTAGGTTATAATAGATTATATTATGAAAATTGTGAGATTTTATGAGCGGAATGTTCGGACTCGATTTTGAAACTTTTGGCACAGACGGTTCGTCGATCATCGTTTCCGCAGGCCTTGTATATTACGATGATACGCGGCCGTTAACCTATGCCGGGCTTTTGGCGGATTCTATATACGTCAAGTTCAATGTGGCCGAGCAGAAAGCCGCTGGCCGGCTCATCGACAAAGATACGCTGACCTGGTGGCAAAAACAGTCCAAGGAAGCACGTCGCGGCATTATGCCCAGCGCTACTGATCTATCAATGATAGATGGGCTATCCGCGTTGTCGACTTTTTACTTCTCCAAACCGGATGCAAAAAAGAGTATAGTATTCACCCGCGGCGGCATCGATAAAGTATGGCTCGATTCATTGTGCAAGAGTGCTAATGTAGAACAGTTTATGCCGTACTACAACTTTCGTGACGTGCGCACATTCCTCGATTGCTTTTATTCATCTGGCGGCCGAGGTTCTGCTAAGGTTGATTTATCCAAGTGTCCAGACTTTAATATGTCCAATGTAGTTCTTCATAGCCCATGCGCAGATGCGGCCAAGGATCTGTGCATGATTCTAGCTGGAACAGAATAAAAATTTACAGTTATGAAATTCTACACAAATATAGCCCGCGCCGGCAACTCTATCCTAGTTCGTGAAGTAGTTGATGGGATCTCATCACTTCGCAAAGATGCATGGCAACCTACTTATTATCTTAGAGACGAAAACTCTACTTCTGGTCTGGCCTCACTGTATGGTGATAAAGTTAAGGAAGTACAACCGGGCAATATGCATGATGCCCGGGATTGGTGTAAGACTTATGCCGGGGTATCGGGCATAGAAGTGTTTGGGCAACAGAATGAAGTTCTTCAATATGCAAATCAATATGACTTTCACGGGTGGGACTTCTCTCGCATCAAAGTTTATTCGGTAGATATCGAGGTCGGCTCAGCTCCAGATGGAAGTTTCCCTGACCCAAAATACGCATTGGGAACTATCCAGCTGATCACAGTCCAAGATATCCACACCAAGCGGTGTTATACTTGGGGCATCAAAGGCTATGTACCCACAGGCAAACACAATGTAGTGACGGCCTATACGGAATGCAGAGACGAAAAAGCACTGCTGAAGTTATTCTTGGCTTTTTGGTCCCAAGCTTATCCAGATATCGTCACTGGTTGGAGCGTAGACGGCTTCGATGTGCCTTATCTTCTTAATCGCATCACAATCGTCTTAGGTCATGAGTTTGCCAAGAAGCTTTCTCCATGGGGATTGGTTGACTTTCAACTTCGCAACTACAAAGGCCGCGACGAACTTGAGTATAGTATCACGGGTATATCTGTTCTTGATATGATGGCACTAATGAAGAAGTTCACCACTAAGGCTCGCGAATCGTGGGCGCTTGGATCTATCGCACAAGAAGAACTCGGTGTGAGCAAACTCGAAAACCCAACCGAATCGTTCGACGCCTTCTTCAGCGATGAGTTTCATACCTATGTAGAATATAACGTTCGAGACGCAGAATTAGTTGGCCAACTTAATGATAAGTTACGTTTGATCGAACTCGCGTTAACGATTGCTTATGAGGCCAAGATTAACTACACCGACGTCTTTTCTCCGGTTAAAACTTGGGACGCTATTCTCCATAACGAATTGCTGGCGCGGAATATTGTGTCACCCCAGCGTAAGCATACTGGTGAAGCCTTCGGTATCCAGGGCGCCTATGTAAAAACACCCATACCAGGCATGTACAAGAATGTAGTGAGCTTCGATTTCACCAGCTTGTATCCCAGCGTCATGATGGCGCTAAACCTATCGCCAGAAACCTACATCGGCCAGTGTGATAGTACTGTAGAAAAATGTTTGAGTGGCAATATCGAAAACAAAGATAAAAATGTCTGTATGGGCGCCAACGGTTCGTTATACAGAAAAGATATCCCGGGCATTATTCCCATCGTTATAAAAACATACATGAAGAAACGCCGTGACGCTAAAAACGCCATGCTGGATATCCAGAGAAAAATGGAAGATCTCAAGCGAACATCTGGTGATAAAGACGAACTCCACAAACTGAACCAAACTCGTGCAGCATTATCGAATACAGAACAAGCCTATAAAATTTCATTGAACTCATTGTACGGCGCCTTGGCAAATGCTGGGTTTAGATATTTCAACAGTCACGTCGCCGAGAGTATCACGCTCACGGGCCAACTCTTGCTTCGTTCATTAGAAGCAAAGTTTGATAATCGCTTCACAGAAGTTATGAAGATGGATTGCACGGGCACCCTCTTTTATGCCGACACAGATTCCGTGACTGGTGATACTATGGTAAAAATCAATGGTAAAGATATCACTATAGCTGAATATTACGCAAAGAATAGGAATTTTTATGTGTATGAAGATAGTTTTAATCAGAGTTATGTAAAGCCGGTAACAACTGATATTACACCGTCTATCAATCTGAGCACTAAGGCTATAGAACATAATAATGTACTCCACGTCATGAAGCATCGAGTAAAGAAACGGATGTTTAAAATTACCGTTGGTGGGGTTTCTGTCACAGTCACAGAAGATCATAGTGTTATGATTTTGCGTAATAATAGGATTCTGTCAATCAAACCAGCTGAGATTACCCGATTTGATAAATGTATAAATATAATATACTAATCAATCGGTGTCCCCATAATGAAATCAACTAAATTGCTGTTAAATGACCCAAGTTCTTTTTTGAAAAAACAAATATCACGTCTAAACTTAATATGTCTACCAGATAGATTTGATAATCTAGTTTGTCTATTTTCTGCATCAAACGAAGGTCGATTCAAATCACAGAATATCATTAAGAATTTGGAATTTCTTATTTCATCCAACCATTTACCTGTTGATTTAGTGGCATGGTATACCACACATTTATCATTTGGGAATGCCGTGACTCTAGCGAAAATGAAGCATTTCTATGGTTCAATTGATGGTATTAAACGTTGGGATATATATCGAAAAAAACAGTCACTGACTAACACCTTCGAATATAAGCAAGAGAAATACAACATGACTCTAGATGATTTTGGTTCTTATAATCGATCTCGCGCAGTTACACTAGAAAACCAAATTTCTAAGCATGGGCGCATTGATGGTTCTACTAAATTTGATGCGTATTGCGTAAAACAGCAGTCAGTTGGGGTCTCTTTAGCTTATTTTGTTGAAAAGTTTGGAGAGACGCGTGGTCTATCTGAGTATAAGAGAGTGTGCTCTGAGAAGGGCCATACTATGGATAATTTTGTTAGAAAGTATGGGCCCGAGATCGGCCCACTCAAATTCCTAGATACTATCTCAAGAACAAATACATTCTATTCTAAAGCAAGCCAGAATATGATAATGTTATTGGAGATAGAATTGCCGCAGCTAAAGGATAAATCATATTACGCAACAAAGGCGGGAGAATATGTTGTTTGGTCTAAATTGAATCATAGACCATATTTTTTTGACTATGTGAATACTGAGTATAATATATGTATAGAATATAATGGTGACCACTACCACGCCAACCCAAAGATTTATGCACCGAATGATATTCCAACTAAACGTAAGCCGTGGTCTGGTGGACCACAAACTGCACTAGAATTGTGGGAAGCTGACAAAAGAAAAATTACAGCGTTAAAAGAAGAGCGCGGAATTAGGACTTTAATCGTTTGGGAATCAGATTTCTTAGAAGACCCAAAAAACATAATACAGAAAATAAAATATGAACTTAACATTTGAATCAGATTTCGTTATAGAAGATCTTGGTATCCAGGAAGTAGATGTTTATGATATCGAAGTAGAAAACAATCACAATTTCTTCGCTAATAATATAGCAGTTCACAATTCCGGATATTTTTGCCTTGACCCGGTTATCAAAAGATATGCACCCACGCAAACCGTTGAACAAAACATCAGGATGATTGAAAAGCTTGCAATCGATAAAATGTCGCCTGTGATCAAAGATATCACTAATAGTGTATCGACTAGTTTAAACGTTATTGAAAATACCTTCAACATGAAGCTTGAAGTCGCTGCATCGCACATGGTACAGCTAGCCATGAAGAAATATTTTCTCCGTGTTTATTCGTCGGAGGGAGTATCATACGCCACACCAAAATTGAAAATAATGGGGATGGAAATTGTTAAGTCGTCGACGCCAAAAGTTGTGCAGAAAGCTTTGAAAGAGTGTATAGATATTATCTTCGATAGCACAGAAGTAGAAATGCAAAAGTATATTGCGGGCATCAAAGCAGATTTCATGATTCATAGTGTAGAAGAGATTGCATTTCCGCGTGGCGTATCTAACCTTAAAGAATATAGTAATGAATCCACGATATACGGATTACGTACACCAATCCACGTTCGTGCCGCCCTACTTCATAACCACCTGCTTAAGAAACTAAAACTCACCAAAAAATACGAGATGCTGAAAGAGGGCAACAAAATTCGTTTCATCTATCTTAAAGAACCCAACATTCTGCACGAGAATATCATTGGTTGGTCTGTTGACGGAAAATTACCAACTGAGTTTGGATTGCACAAGTATATCGATTTCGATCTTCAATTCGAAAAGGTGTTCCTTGCAGCAGTTGAGCTAATGATTTCGCCAATGGGGTGGAAAACAGAATTTAAGAACGATCTTTCTGAATTTTTCTAGTTTATTACTAGTTCTCGGAAATCGGTATATAATTAAATAACAAAGGAAACTATGGCTACTAAAACACTCACTGCTACAAATTCGCTAATGGATCGTCTTCGTCGGACTTCTACAATTTCTGATACAGAAATTCTGTCGTCGTCAAAATATTTTACAAAGAAAGATATGATTACGACGCCTGTTCCCGCGCTGAACATCGCTCTTTCGGGTGACTGGGAGGGCGGTTTCTGCCCAGGTCTGACACTTTTCGCGGGTCCATCCAAGCACTTCAAATCATTATTTTCATTAGTGTTAGCAAAATCCTATCTTGACAAGTATCCCGATGCTGTTTTAATTTTTTACGACTGCGAATTCGGCACCCCAGCTTCTTACTTCAACTCGTTGGGCATTGATATGACCCGCGTGCTCCATACCCCAATAATGAATATGGAAGATTTCAAATTCGATGTGATGAAACAGCTAGAGGGTCTTACACGAGGTGAGCATGTTATCTTCGTAGTCGATTCAACTGGAAATATGTCGTCCAAAAAGGAAATGGAAGACGCGATTGAAGGTAAATCGGTACAAGATATGTCTCGCGCAAAGCAGATGAAGTCTATCTTTCGTATGATCACACCCTACCTGCACAAACTTGATGTTCCAATGATAGCGGTTGCGCATGTATATATGACTCAGGAAATGTTTTCGAAGCCAATCGTCTCGGGTGGTACAGGTATCTATCTTAGCTCTGATACAATCTTTATCGTGGGTCGTCAACAGCAAAAAGATGGTACCGAGCTCATCGGCTTTAACTTTGTACTTAATGTAGAAAAGTCTAGATATAGTCGCGAAAAAACTAAAATCTTTATTCAGGTTACTCACGAGGGCGGCATCAATAAATGGTCTGGTCTACTTGATATGGCTCTGGAATCGGGTCACGTCATCAAGCCACAGAATGCTCGATATTCTAGAGTTAACATGGATACTGGCGAAATCGAAATTACAAAATACAAAGAAGTAGATACCAACAACGCGATATTTTGGAATCCAATCTTGGCATCATCATCCTTCAAAGAATGGGTAGGCGACAAGTATAAAGTTTCGAGCGGCACAATGTTAACTGATGAAAGCATTGACGCTGAACTGGCGGCCGACTAATGAACCTAAAAACATTAGAACAACACAATCATCAGCGCGAAGATATGTACTCGCGGCTAAACACTTACCCACAGAAAAATGGGATAGCTTGCTCAGTATGTAGAGAAGAGTTGAACGACCTAGACGGCATGGTGCTGACCTCAAACCCACCAAGGAATATTGGTTGCCCATCGTGTGCGTATCACGGATACAGAGTAGCCTAATGAATGGGATCGTATAATGAAATTAACACCTACCCCGTCATGCTGGTGCCATAAGTGTAATGAGGGTGTAATGGTCGGTTACATACCGTATGCAATGACTCTGATGATTCTCTGTCCGTTATGTGGCAATAAACGGTGCCCACACGCAAACGATCATGATAATGCTTGCACCGCTAGCAATATACCAGGACAATTGGGTAGCGCATACCCGGCAAGCTTAAATCACAAATTTACAGAGAGAATAACATGAAACTAACAACACAAGACGTCTCCGTAATTTATAATGAAGATAATGACGGTATCATCACCATTAACTCGGGCAACTTTGATGGTATTTCATTTAAATACGGAAAGGTGTCTGTCGATACAGATCCAAATACAAATGAACCTTGCATGAGCTTTGGCTACCAGATAGTTTCTATCGATCAGCCCAACGACTTGCTTGAGTTCCAGGATAGCATCGCTCATCTATTGCACGAGATGATACTCGAGCAAATCGGCTCCGGCGAACTTCAGTATCATGGCGGCACTGATGTTGGGCTCGAAGAAGTAAATGAACTTATCGCCGAAGCTAAAGGCTCTCGTGCTTCTAAACTTGCATCTGAAACACGCGCCTTTGAAGAAGCTAATCCACGCAACGCTGCTCAGGATCTCATAGCTAATTTAGGGCGACCCGCGGGCGAGATGAAGGGTAGACCGACCGAAGATGCGCTGAGTTTTCTAGATAGGCTTGCCGCTGAGGGTACGGCGGCGATGCCAAAGGATATTCTTCGATAAATTATTTCATCTTTATTAAGTGCGGTGTATAATGGATAAACAGGGTGAATATGACAGTGAAGATCGAGGGGACAATTTTAGCAAATCTGCTAATAAATGAAACATTTAGTAGGATCGTAATTCCTTTTCTAAAGCCAGAATATTTTCAAGACAAAGCTGAAGCAACTATTCTCACGATAGTCTCGGACTTCTTTAATAAGCACAATCGGGCTATCACAAAAGAAATTTTAAACCTGGAACTAAAATCTAATAAAGAATTATCCGACACCGAGATTGATACCGCATATGAGAAGGTTTCGGCATTTTCGAGCACCCAGACTGATATAGATTGGTTGTTACCAGCCGCCGAGGAGTTCTGCAAAAAACGCTCTGTATATCTAGGGATCATGGAATCCATCATGATTCTCGACGGGAAATCTATTCTTACTGAAGATGCTATCCCAAAACTACTTCAGGAGGCGATTTCCGTTAACTTCGACTCTAGCGTTGGGCATAACTATCTTGGCGATGCAGATTCTCGTTTCAATCAATACACCATGAAGGAAGATAAAATCTCGTTCGGTATTCTAGAACTCGATGGTATTACAAAGGGCGGTATGGGTAAGAAAACTCTTACCTCTGTCGGCGCCCAGTCGGGTGGTGGTAAGTCAATCTTTATGACGAATACTGCGGCGCATGCGTTAAAGATAGGTAAGAACGTTCTGTATATCACTATGGAGATGTCAGAAATCCGTATTTCCGAACGTGTGGACGCAAATCTAATGAACATACAACTTGATTCTATCAAGGGTATGAAAAAAGAGAGTTATATGTCAAAGATCGAAAATATCTCGGCTAAAACTCACGGTAAGTTGTATGTTAAGGAATATCCTACTGGTGCTGCTCATTCTAGCCACTTTCGGGGTTTGCTTGATGAGTTAAAAACTAAACAGAATTTTATTCCAGACTTGCTTATCATCGATTATCTCGGAATCTGCTCATCGGCTAGAATAAAGATGGGTGGAAGTACCAACACCAACACCTTCATTAAAACTATCGCCGAAGAACTTCGTTCATTGGCTATCGAGAATGATATTCCCGTGCTTACGGGTCATCAATTGAACCGAGGCGGCTTCGATAATTCGGATGTATCGCTAACGGATACTGCGGATTCTATTGGATTGATCATGAGTCTCGATATGGCATTCGCTATTATAGCCACAGAAGAGTTGAACGCGATGAACCAAGTAATTATTAAGATGTTGAAAAATCGATATGGTGGGCTTGATAAGTTTGTCTGCGGTTTAGATAAGACTAAAATGACGTTTTATCCGCTTGAAGCATCTGCTCAAACTCTATCTAAACCTGCAGTATCAGCTGTAATGCCACAACGACTTGCTTCAGTTGCTACATCCAAGTTCAATGGTTTTAAAATGTCATAAATAAATAATATTTTGGAAACTAATATGAATACTAAAATTATTATTTTTGGTTCTGGTCAAATCGGTTCTGCTTGCAGAAAATTTATCTACGACCTCTTTTTTGAAAAAGATGGTGCTGCTGCTATAACTAGATTTCAGACTTGGGATAAACTATCTCTGATTCCTGAACACGCAATAGATTTTGATACTATGACCACAGCTCAGATCACTGAAAAGCTGGTCAGTGTTGGCGCGACTCATGTTATTGTCGCACTCCCATTTAACTATAATGAAACTATTGCATGCGCCGCAGTCGCCGCTAATTGTCACTATATCGATTTCACAGAAGATGATGTTGTCGCCGATACTGTTCAGACTATCTATAAGGATAGCGGTTTAACTTGCGCAGTGAAATGCGGTCTCGCGCCAGGTTTCATTAACTATTTGGGTCACAAGCTCGTTAAGGATATTATCGGTACCGATCTAATGCCAGGCGTGTGTTCCAATCTAATGATTAGCGTTGGAGCACTTCCCCGCAACGTAAACGGTGCAGGCGCTAAACTATATAATCTATCATGGTCCGTTGATGGTCTAGTCAATGAGTTCATTCGTCCTTGCCGAGTTCGCGCCCATGGTATTGAAAAAACGTATGCTCCACTTACGGGATTGGAAACAGTTTATGCTGATGGTATACAATATGAAGCAGCATACACCTCGGGTGGTATTGGTTCTCTAGTTAAAGAACTAAAACATGTTGCAAACGTTGCCTATAAAACTCTTCGTTATCCAACTCACTATAACTATATTCTCAATGCTGTTTCGAGAAATAGCGGTATATTTAAAGATATTAAGGCAGAATTTCTAAGGGTGTTCCCATTCAATACCGATGACGTGATAGTCGTTTATGCCGAAGCCAAGGGTGTCGACGGTACCGGCAGATATGTTAGAAAATCTTTCTCGGCTCACTATGTGGGCACCGCCGGTTTATCCGCGATTCAATCAACGACAGCTGGCTCGGGTGTCGCTGTTTTAGAACTGATGCTTGATAATAAACTTTCTGGTATCATTAATCACGCCGATATTTCTCTGGATATGTTTTTGGGAACAAAGTCGGCTAATGCATCTTATATCAAAAGGAACTAAAATGAAAAATGAAATTTTTAAACATTTTGTTGAAGCGGAAATTCCCCCAAAACTAGTCTTCGTGTCGTTTGATGGTGAGGTTCGGAGTCTTATTCTAGCAGAATGCGCCGATTACAACTATACACCGGCCGGGTTTGATTACGCTCTAGATATTCCGATGGTCGTAAAGATCTAATATGGTAGATACAATTCCAAACTGGAATTCGTTTGGTATTTCTGGGTACCCTGTTATTTCTCTATGGAAACTCAAAGATGAATACGTCTGTAATATAGGTTTCTTTCTAGATGATGGAGTAGATCGTACAGGTACCGATCAAGAACTAAATGTAAGTATCAATCTTCCATACTCTGGAACCGATCGTTTTGAAGTCGCCATGGACGCAGCTCGTTCTCTAGCGGCGCTTTTTGGAGCTGTTAGTGATAGCGTCTTTGTGATAGATCCCAACACAGGTGATACAATCGACGCCGAATCATTCAAGCTTTCAGATCTGGCAGAAGATGATGAATCGGATCCTACAGACCCACCAAGATTTCTTCACTGATGAAACCAAAAATCAAGAACGGTTCATGCTGGTGCAAACTCAGTCCCACGGGAAATTGCATCGGCTGGCACTCACTTACAAAAGTCGAGTTGGCAGCTGCCCAACTCAAGTGGAAGTTAGAGAAGAAGTTGTACTAGTTTACTTTTATTATAGTTTGTGTTATAATAAATTCTTACCAACCAAAGTGTTATAAATAAGGAAACTAAATGTAGACAGACGACCAGATTGAAGAAAAAGTTGCTGAAATTATCGCGGCAGCTCACGCCCAAGGTATCGACGAAGAGGATATGGATGAGCTGATCGAAGATGAACTAGCTAAATTTGGCGCATCTTACTTTAAGTAAAGTAGGCGCGACGAGCCGCATGGCGGCCGTCATATGAAATACGACTCGCTGCCGCTTGGGCAATCCGCAAGGATAACCAATGGAAATCGTATTTCATATGATTGAAAGTTTATTTTACTTTTATTGAAAGTCGTGATATAATAGCTTATGAAATGAAAATTGTTTGAAGGATAAAGGTCTGTAACCCGGGTTTAAGTATCCGTAAGTTCAAAATCACTGGAATAGTCGCCCGGCACCAGCAACCCCAGTGTATCCTTCAAACGGTTTTTGAAAACCCGATTTTTAGATGTATAAATAGATAGTAACAAAGAAATTTTAGATAGAAACGTATGAAAACTAACTCGAAACACAGACAGAACTTATGGTTGGCTATATGCCGTCCGAGTTTTGATATGGTCGGCTCTGAGCTGATTACTGTGTCGCCGCAGATTACGCTCAATGCACACGAATATACAACCGGGGTTCCGGGTATTTGAATAGATTTAACGATCATTTTCAAATCCCGGTAACCCAAAGGTACTGGGATTTTTTTTTGAACGAAGGATTTTATGAAACGAACGAATTTTAACTAAACCTAACAAAGTGAATCAGCAACGCGAGCTGAACGAACACTATAACATCGTAAATGGGCGGCTCCGAGGATGGAACTTCTTTTCTGAAGCTAAAAATCCGGGTTAGGGTAACAACCCTAACATAGTGTGGGTCTGTGAAAGATCAGATCACACTATTCTAGAACACATTGTCGCCGGCGCGGACACGATCCGCATCGCGCATTGTGAGAAACGCAGGTTGAAGATAGTGTGTTCTAGAATAGTGACTATTCTAAATAACTTTGAGATGCTACAGTCGGAACACCGATAGCCTGACACCAATACTAGTCCGTTGTCAGGCAGGCCGATGAAGGGAGGGCATTATCTTGGGTTCGAGTCCCACAGAGTTATTTAGAATAGAAAATTTAGGTCCTGTCCCCAGTCGGAAGTCTGTAAAACTTTTGCTTAAAGATTGGAAGTAGCAAGTGGTGCGTTACCACGCGGGACCACCAAAACATGCTTCGGCATTAACGAGAATAGCGTCACTAGTACCCGCGTGACTCCGAACCGGCTGAGAAACGGGTTCACCAATTCCACTGATGAGCTGTTGAAATACAGCGAAACTCTCGGGTAAAAAGACAATGATTCGCTCTCGTCAAATAGCCGAAGGGTATGGATACGCCTGGGGAGCATATATGGCCATGCAATCGACCGATAATCGATAGATAGTGGGTTCGAATCTCACACCAGGTACCAAATTTCTCCGATTCGCCTAGTCTGATGTGGCACTTCGTTTGGGACGAAGAATAACACTGGTTTGAATCCAGTATCGGAGACCATATTTTATTCCCCGGTACTCTAACTGGTAAGAGGCTTGACTGTTAATCAAGTGTATGCGGCCTAGCCGTTATGGAGGTTCAAAGCCTCTCTGGGGAGCCAACAATTTTTAGAGAACTTTAGTGTGACGTTAGTGTAGCGGCAGCACCACAGATTCTGTTAGTACGAGTTCAACTCTCGTACGTTACCCCAAAGTTTTTTCACTGCGTTCGACTTCAGGTGAGGTCACCAGGCTTTCAACCTGGATAGATGGGATCGTTACCCATACGCAGTACCATTTCGCCCTCGTAACCCAATTGGTATGAGGTACTTCGCTTAGAACGAAGGTCGTGCAGGTTCGAATCCAGCCGAGGGCACCATCCAATGGCATAAATAAATTTCGGGGGCAGCAGAGGGCTGCGGATCCACCTGCTGTGATAGCATTGTGTGCAAGGGGTTATATTGAAGTACATTATCGTCTGAAGCTACATTCGGTAGTAGGCGGGGATCGGTTGTGAACAACCGCTAGGTTCCTATAGTGTTCTTCAATATAACAATGTGATACATGGAAATTTCCTTGGCCAGTATTGCGTGGTTATATTTAAAAACACAAAGGCGGCAGCCGACGTAGTGGAGACGGCTTGACTTATAGGGTTGGTTGTGCAGGTTCGATTCCTGTTTTAGTTCGAATCCATCTGCACCCACCAAATTTATGCACTCGTGGCGGAGAAGCCCAACGCACCTGCCTGCAAAGCAGAAAAACCATCCGTGCGAATCGGATCGAGTGTTCCAGTTTATCCCCAGTAGTTCAGTGGTAGAACTGATTCGGCTCATGGTTAAGGACCTAATGCTGCCGAGTAAAATCAAGCCGATGGTTCGA